TGACACCAGGGTTTACAAGCCAGCTCGATAGGGCGCTACGTGCTGATGAGGAAGCTGCTCCTTTTGAGGAGACGGCCAACCTTCTTGGCCAGCAATCGGAGCTAGCACGGTTTGGCCATGCACGTGCGAGTTTCCAGGCGCGTCGGGCTGAAGCTGAAGCACTTGAGGCAGCACAAGAGAATCAGCGTAATCAGATGGAGGCTATCCGTGATGGGTTTGCGCCTAGTCTTGAAGACCTAGATACACATGTGAAACAGGCCGCCGCCTTTCGGGCTGGGTCTACGGATCGCCCGTATTACGAGGTACTTGAGGAAGAGCGCCTAAATGAAGGAACGAGCCGAGCCATAGAGTTCAGTAGGCAAGTGGCCGATATGCATCCGTCACAGCGGGCAACACTGGGACCTCTTGCGGCTGCACTGCTCAAGGTGGGGCCGTCTTTGCCTTTTAAGGATATTATAGAGGCAGCACAACAGGAAGATGGATCGGTCTATCAGTTCTCAAAGCACCAACGACAGAAGGCTAACCAGATTCTTGCAGTTATTCTTGAAACCCAAGCAGGGGAAGGCAGGGCCTTTCGTGATCCTACGACACCACTTATTCCTGAGGATCAGAAAGACCCAACACAAGCTCTCGAAGAGGGACGGGAGGCTAAGGCTGGGGCAGACGCAGAACAGGCTGTTAGGGACGCGGCACATGAGAGCCAGGCAGCGGAGGGAGAACGACGAACACGAGTCTTGGGCGAACTCATTGATCAGTATGGTGATGTTAAAGCAATACCACAGGATGTCTTACGTGAGTCTGGCCTGACGGAGCCCACTGGTCCTACTGATCCGATCTTCTCGATCTCAAGAGACCTCAAGCCAGCAACCGTAGCACGGTTCGTGAAGGACCTCGCGCAGGTGCCCTTTGAGGCTGAGCAACAGACCATTGCTGTGCTGACTCGGCCCGTCTTAGAAGAGGCCCTTCTGGTAGCGCGTGTGCCACATGCAGAAACTATTGCTAAGTACGGATCGGAGGTTCTTGTTCCTACGTCGGCTGTCCCATTTGCAAGGGCTACAAAAGGGGTGAGTCTCCTCCGTCGTGCTGCTCCGCGAGCTGTCCAGGAGGGCATTATCAATGTAATGCAGAACCGTGCCGGGAAGGATGCACGGAGGGAGCCGCCCCCTGATCCAGTTGAAGACCTCACAATGTTAGCCTTCGGCCTGGCAGTCGGGGGACTTGGGCCGGAGGTACTATCTGGTCTGGGGCGTGCAATTGATAACCTGAAGGCCGATCCGGCGATTGTGCACCCTGCTGCTGAGATTGCGCCGCCCGTACGAGGATCACTGCTGGAGCCTGCCGGAGTTCGTGTTGCGCCGGATGTGTCGATCAGAACAGGTGACACTGTGGCACTACGAACCGCCCCTTCTGCGTCTATTGGTAGAGTTATTGCTCAAAGTGAGCAGGGGGTGACGATTCGTCCAGATACGGGACCGGCATTCCTGAGGTCTCGTGGACGAGTTCAAGTTGTTGAGGATGTTTCTCCTGTTGTTCGCCCAGAGACGCCAGTAGAACCGGCTGTTGTGGAGCCCGCTCGCGCCGCCCCCATGGAGCCTGGAGCCGCTCCTGCAAGAGCCACTCCACGGGATATACCTGCTGCTGGAACAAAGGAGTTCACGGAGCGCTCCTTGGCTGTCAGAGCACGACTTCAAGCTATACTTGATGACCCATCACAGCCTAAGTCTGTAAAACGTAATACCCAGAAACTCTTTGATAGAGTGTGTAAGTAATGCCTACTGAGTGTACCCCCGAAGACCTTCAGGCTGCTGAAGATTTCCTACGTGGTCTTGGTGATAGAGCCCCTATTGCTAAGACCCGTGGGGGGGTAAACGCACAGATTGATGATGCTCTGGAGCAGGGGAGGAGTCCCAGTGCTACATTTCAGCAGACTGATCTGAAGCCTCTTCGGGGTAAGGTACAGAGTGCTAACAATGCCGTCAATCGTGCAAGAAAGGCCCATACGGATGCGCCCCGTGGCCAGAAGGGTAAGCGTCTGGAGGAACTAAATAAGGCCAAGAGATTACACCGGGAGGCTCTCGCTGATATTAAGAAAACTCAGGCGACCAACAAACGTGTACTGGGCGCCCGTGCAACGATGGCCACACGTGCGAACCGTGCCGCTAGGGATGCAAAGATTAGGCAAGAGGGAGCAGGGAGGGCGGTTGGCGGGCGTGCGGATCGAGCACGTGTAGAGGCCCGATCCTCAGAAGCTCGTGCAAGGGTTCTTGATGAGCAGCCGGAACTCGTAGATAGACTGACCCAGGCTGTTATGTCAGCCAAGAAAGCTCTGACCCTAACAGAAGCAGAGGTGCGTGTTGGGAGGGTTCAGCAGGCTGGACGGGCGGGCGCTGCACAAGCGAGGGGAGGCACACTGGAGGAGCAGCTTGCTCGAACGGGTGCTGCCCTACGAGGGAAACTACGGCCCGATATTACTGGTGACGCTGTACGTATAAGCCCTGAGGATACGCAATCGCTCACCAATGCGTTAGACCAGTACTTTAGGGTAGGAAAGAACCAGCCGCTGTCTGCGAATAACGCAAAGGACGCACTGAAGAACGTTTTGGACGGTGACTATGACAAGCTCGTAAAGTCAAAACTAGAACTTCTTGAGGAAGCTCTTGGATTCGACTTCCACATGGCTCTCACTCAGGCGATGGCGCGTGATCTCAGTGTGTCAGACGAAATCCTTTTTGGTGCTCTTACTATCTGGAACCTCCCCCGACGGTTTATGGCGGGGCTGTTTGATTGGTCGTTTATGCTCCGGCAAGACCTTTTTGCTGCCATTACGGAACCAAACGCATGGCGAAAGACAGTTACTAGCTACCCTCGTGCCTTTGCTAGTGCAGACTATGCACAGGCAGCATCAAGGGAAATGATGGATGCAGCCACGTCCCGGACAGCACGTGAGTACGGACTTGCGATGCCTATATCTGGACAGGCCACCACTGGTGAGGAACTTCTACTCACTGGTGCAGAGAAGGGTATACTAGCTGCCCAAATACGAAAGTTCCCCCTTCTTGGCCGAATGTTTGATGCAACAGACCGTAGTGCATCAGTATACATATCTGGTAGCCGTAAGAATATCGTTGAGAAGTGGTGGACGGATATGATGCCTGCCAAATCTCGCATACGTTACCTCGATGCCGTAGATGAGGAGGCAAAGGATGTCGTCCTACGTGAGTGGATTGGCGAGGGTAATGAGGGCACTATGCGTGATCTTATGGCGTTTAGGAATGAAACGTCAGGACGGGGTGCTCTTGGGCCATTCGACAGGTGGTCGCAGCCACTTAACTTTATCTTCTTTGCTCCACGCTTTGTGGCAGGCCAGGTGACACGCCTACGCTTTGCTGTTGATCCACGTATATCCAAACCTGTGCGCCAATTGGCTCAGCGGAAGCTCCTCCAGTTCTATGGTACGTTTGCAACTATGTTGGGGATTATAAGCGCAAGTGGTGTGGCTGCTGTAGAATGGGATATGCGCTCAACTGACTGGGGAAAGGTAAAGGTGGGTAATACGCGAATCGACATAACGGGTGGCCAGCAGCCCCTTTTCCGGTATATGGCTCAGATTATGAGTGGCCAACGAAAGCCGGAGATAGGCGACATCCAGGATATTGACCGTAAGGCAGCAGTGCTGAACTTTGTACGGTCGAAGATGGCACCATCGAGTGGGACGATTTGGTCCGCACTCGAAGGGGAGACCTTCATTGGTGAGGCGCTTGGGCCAGAGGCACTCATGTTAAACCTCTTTGTGCCTATCTTCCTACAGGACGTTCAGGAGGCGTCGTTGAGCAAGGCTGGTTCCCCGCTAAGTAGCCTCATCTCCCTTCTCTCCTTTGTGGGCGTAGGGGTCCAGACATACGAAACCCGAACAGCAGCAGCCTCACAAATTATTGCTGACATGTTTGAGCAAGGCATGATCGACCCGAATCAGTATGATAACCTGCCTGAGACTATGGGGGACCTACTCCCAGAAGACCGTAAGCAGTTTGGAGAGCTTGCGCCAAATCTCTTACAAGAACTAGAAGAGTCCACAGAACGAACTATCGAGCGTGCGGGAGAGCGGACACAGCAGGCCTTTCTTGGGGAACTTGGACGCGTTGGACGTGAACAGGCTCAGAGTGGTATCCAGACGGCTGCCAACATCTTTGCCCAAACGAGAGATGGGGCCGAGTTCCGTGCGGGCGTAGACGCGACTATCGAGCAACAGCGGGGCTTGCGGGCAGGCCTGCAAACGTTACGTGACGAGTTAGGACTTGAGGCACGAGAGCGGGCAGGCCCTGTCTTTGATGATCTTGAAGCCTACTTTGACATTTTTGACCGTTATCCCGATGCTAGTGTGGACGTTGTCCAACGCTCCGATATGTTTGATGAGATTGAGCGCTTCTTTGCCAGGATTAGCCCTGCTCGCGAGGCTGCTGTGGAGGCCCAATTAGGACTTAATTTGGAGGGGATACCTGAGTATGATCAATTAAAGGCAGACCGTCGTACTATTCGTGAGGCAGGCTGGTTTGACCTCGGACAAGATGTATGGGACGAGATGCGGCGCGCTCGTTCGGATTTGAGACTTCCAGAGACGCGTCGTGAATACGAGGCTGCGCTTGGACAGGAAGCTCGACGGCGCTTTCCTACGAACCCTCTGCACCAAGACGCGTTTGAGGATGCCGATCCTACCCTGGACGAGTACCAGAAGCGAAAGCAAGATGCTAATCAGCGGTTCTATGCAGAGCACACGAGTATCCTCATACTACTGGATCGTTGGGGCTATCGAGACTTTGCCGAGGGTGACATCGGGCGGCCTGGGATACTACAGCCGCAACCCAGTATACCACAGGCTGATAGGCCACGACTTCAACCACCCTAACCTTGACCTTGACGTAAGGGTTACGGTTATGATACAATGAAAGGAGCAACATGTCTGTTAGTGACACAGTCGATACACCAGACAGCACGGCTGATCTCGATACTCCGGAGGCGACTCCAGAGGACTCCGATAAGCCGGAATCGGAAGAAACGCCAACTGAGGATACCCCTGTTGCGACAGAGGATACCGAAGTTAGTGCAGAAGCCGCTCCGGATGAGGCTCCTGTGGAGACGCCTACTGAGGAAGAGGAAGCTGATCAAGAACTGGACGATGCGACACTTGATGCCCTTGTGGACGCTTATGGGGAGCGCCTCCGTAAGACCAAGGGCATGGAGACCTCCATCAAAACGGAGGTTAAGGCAGAAGTCGCTCGTCAGGTACAGGACTATCGGTCCACAACTGACTCTCAGTCCCAGATCGATCAGCTTATCAACCGTGGGCGGTCTGCCGCACAGCACATGCATCAACTTGCCGAAGATGCGAAGACAGAACTTGGGAAAGCCTCACGGAACGAAGAGGCCAACCCAGATGTCTTTAATTCCCAAGAGTTCGTGTCATCGCTAGAGCAATATGGCTCTGCTACAGCAATGTACGAGCGTCACGTACTTGAGACCGCTGCCCAGGATGGGTTCGATAAGGTCTTTGGGGATGTGCTACCAGGGTTGTCAGACGAACACGCCGAGGAGCTAGGTACGATTACGAACACAGTAAACCGTATGCGTGGAGACCAAAATCAGTTCGCCCGTGCAGACGGCTACTGGATGTCGGAGCTTCTCAACTTTGTTGCCCGCCGGGGGATGGAGCACGGTGCTGCCCAAGAGCGTACCCGTGTAGGCTCTAAGAAGACCGTAAAAGAGAGCATCGCTAGGAGTAATGCTGTTGTGGCTGCCAGGGCTAAGATCGAGGCCGATAAAGGCCCGCCTCGCGCACCGAAATCTGAACCTCGTCAGGCCGTTCCGGAGTTCTCCGAGGATGGCTACCAGAAGATGAAGGAAGCGGGAGACGACGCGAAGACACAAGAGTACGTCAACCGCTGGGCCGCAAGGCGAGGAGCTGGTGCTGCTGTTTCTAGGTAGTATTAGCTAATATCTAAACGTATTTAAAGGAGGCTGAATGGAGATAGAGTGAGCTAGATGTCTGTCACAGACACAGAGATGACATCCACCACACACCAAGACTTTTTGCCCGACGTTTGGGCAAATGACACTAGGGATGCTATTAAGTACGCAGAGGTTCTCTCAAAGCTGGCGAACACCCAGTACGAGGACGACCTCAGCATTGGGAGAGTCCTTAACATCCCCCTGCGTGCAAACTACGACACGCAGACGAAGACTGAGGGCCTTTCTGGAGCACACGGTAACGATGTGAAGTTCCAGAGTATGGCAGGGAACAGCCCAGGCGCAAACTTCCAGGCCATAACGGTAAGCACCTTTGAGTACGCTGCCGCACTGCTCAATGCAGTTGTTGCCGCGCAGTCGAAGTATGACGAACGACAGAACATTGCACGCGGCCTAGGCTACGCGCTTATGCGCGGTGTTGAGGTTAGTATCGCTGCATTGTTCCAGAGCTTTAGTCAGATTACTGGAACCCTAGGCGCTGACCCTGATGACGCAGTTCTTCGGCGCAGTTGGCAGTATCTTGCTGCTGCTGGCGTCTATGATAACGCTTCTTGGGTCTTTGGCCCTGGGGCCGTTGCAGCCCTATTTGGGAACAACAAGTTTACGAGTAAGGATTTCGTAGACGGCGCCTCGGTTATCGAGAATGCTACGCTTCCGAGGCTGTACAACTACACGGCCTATGCGTCGAACCTGTTAAGGGTTCCCGCAACGGGACAGCAGGACTGTGCATTGTTCCACAAGGAAGCAATTATTCTGCTTCGGCAGGTTAAGCCACAGTTCCGTGAGCAGTTCGACATTCGGAAACTCGCAGATGGTATCGTGGCGTATAACCTCTACACCGTGGACGAGGCCAACTGGAGCCGTGAAGCACCAGCCGGGGACTCCAACGTGACCAAGGTTGACGTTGGCGGTGTGTACATCCGCACCGGCTAATAAGGAGTATTATGGGACAAAAAGGAACAGAGAACTCTACCAAGCTCGCAACGCGTCAGGACTCCTCAAAGGGGCCAACAAAACAGCCTGGTATGAAGCGTAACAGCGGGAAGAAGTAATGCCACACAATCGAGGCAGAGGGCGTGACACACGAACGCTTCCGAGGCAGGCACGCCGACGGCGAACGATTCCGCCTTTTAGACCCCCTGTGCGGACATCCCCTGCACGGAAGCCTACCCAACGGCGGCGTCGCTAGTGCCGCAGATTCGCATTGAAGCTGAGCCAGAGTACGGCCTTGTAAGCAAGGTTGGCTCTATTGACCTCGAATACGGGGTCAAGGGAACCGAACTCGAACGGAACCTCCAAGGCGCACAGGAAGCGTTTATTCGTTCGATGGAACTCCGGGGTCTTACTCTGGCAAAGGTACCAGCGGGTCAGGTGAACCCACAATGGGTTACTGATTCTCAGGGGCGCCTTAGTGCTAACTATGCTATTGACTGGACTGGTGAACGGCGTCAGAAAGTACAAACTGCTGGGGGGCTAGTTGAGACAGCAAACAAGAAAGAGACTAGCCTAGAGGAGACCGATGGTATGGTGGAGTACCGTATTGTGGGAATCTTCTGGGCACCAGAGACTGCTATTGAGATGCTGAGGCATCCAGGGCAGGCCAGGGACGAAGAACGGCTGGCAAAGAAGCCAACATCGTTTGGTGCAGGGGGGATTCAACTTCCTGGCACCCCAAGTTATCCGGGAGAGGCTGAGATCGATAGTGATCCCAAGTCAGACCCGCGAGTACAGAGAGGACCAATTACACGTGGCAACAAAAGACCGACCCCCGAAGACCAGCGACTCATCGACGACGAGCAAAGGAGCCTCTCCGGCTGATATGTTGGATGCTCTTCCTAGTGAGGAGCCGCCCACAGTTGCAGAGGCTATGCAGGAGCTACAGGAGAAGCTAACGCGGCCCCCTATATCAAAGCAGACGAAGAATCCCGCTGAGACCGTTCATCCGCTTGAGGGGCTAGACATTAATAGTCCTGCTGCGGCGGAAATTATGGGCAAACTTCAGGCAGAGATTGCACAACTCCGTGCACAGGTTTCCGATATTCAACAGGCGCCTACAGGTGGTGGGGCAGTCATAGACTCAGGGCCGTCTGGCTATCCGTGGCAGTATTTTAAGCGGCCAAGTGATGGCGATCAGGCTGACTGGATCGTCTACGCTCCTGGCGGGGCAAACGAGCGGGGCCAGCGTGATAGTGGTGCTTTTGTGCAGTACATGACAAAAGGGATGAAGCCTATTACTGGTTATGGAAACTGTGCCCCCCCGTCAGCATACCACAGCCTAGGCCCAGGTGCCCCATTTGTCCCGATGCTTGAACGGGGCGGGGCAAGGGAGTTTCCGGCTTCTCAAGTGCTTACCTACAAGTGGCACATCGCCCCCCCGCTTGAGGGGGTTGTGTTCCCTCAGTATGAAGCCGTTAAGGATCGTGTACGACACTTTGAGTGCGAAGACTGCGACCGCTACGACATGTGGATGCTCGATGATGACACAGAGACAGGGATGGCCTGCTTTCGGCACCTAAGGTCTAACACAGAGGATGGGCGCCACGAGTATAGCAGGCGGGAAGCTACGTTGATTCTGAGGGAACAGGGAGTGCCCTTTAATGCTGGAAGGTTTGCTGCGATTTCGGAAGAGCTGAAACGTATGGAGATTTCCGGTAATGCGGGCGATCTTCAGCCCGCCGCAAAGGGAGAAGCAGAGGAAGCCTAACCTTTACGTAAGGGTACGATTTCAGGTATAATGTAAGAGAGGGGGCAAGTTCCGCTAGCTAGTCTAGCGAGGTTTCCCCGTGATGGGGAAGGAGTATTATGAGTACAAGTTCACTAGGGGGGATGACCCTCAACCCCCAGACCAGCCTTCAGGGACGAATCTTCCGGGCACGGATGCTCCGAGATAAGATCGGACCAGACGACCCGACGTACCACTTGCTTATGCTTGAGTGCAAGCGGGATGTCTTCTCGGTCTTTGATGACTTCCTGACCGTTATTGATAACTCTGGTCAGACAGAGATCATGTGGACGCCTGGCAACGAGGGCAATGCCGCACGCGATCCTACGGCTCTTACATCGACTGGAGACGTAAACGGTGTTATCGAGCTGGACTCTGGGGACGCCGATAATGGTACGTCCCGTATGCGGTCACAGGAAATCTTCACTGCTGACCATCGCCCTGTGGCGCTCTTCCGCGCACAGATATTCAGTTCCATTACGACTACAAAATTTGAGCTAGGCTTCACGGGGACAGCCCTTGGGGACAACGGTGAGAACTCCGGTGCGGTGCTTGTGAAGGATACTCCTACTTCGACTGCAACGGACTACGCATGTATCGTCTATGATACGGACGATGACACCAGTGTAGACCTTCACGCGGACGGCGGAGATACCACTGTTGCGAGCGTCGCCTCCAGTCCGGTGTTCACGGGCACGGACTCTACGTTCGTAACTAACACCTGGTACGACTTCATGCTTGCCGTCAACGAGGCAAACGAGTGTCGCTTCTGGGTTGATTCGACCTTCCGTGGCGTGATTCGGGGAACGAGTCCTGACATTGACCTGGAGCCGCTAGGTGTTTATGCCTTTGTTCAGTCTAGGGGCACGGATAATGACAAGACCATGTACCTAGACTACATCCTAGCCTGGCAAGAGCGTGTCCGTCTGCCGCGAGCCGTAAACTAAGGGGAGGGATTGATGCCAACAGCATTTAGACTTCCTAACGATCACCTAACGAGGAAGCTCCTCCAGAAGGACGTAGAGCCTCTCTTGGAGTTCCTCTGCACGGATAGCATCTACAGTTTCAAGGACGACTTTGACAAAGATGATCTCTCCGACTACTGGGGGGTCGCTCATGGCGAGATTGGCTCCCCAGTAGATGACATTACAGACTTCCACTTCGTTGAGGATGCCATCAACGGGTTCATCGAAGGCGATCCAGGCGGGGTGGACGACTCGGACATTCGGCTGTTTAGTAAGCACGCATTGTGGTCTCCTGCGAGACGGTGCGTAGCACAGACATCCTTTGATATAGCTAGCCTTACGAGCGCCAAGTTTGAGTTCGGGTTTGTGCATCCGGCTATCGAATTGGATTCCGCGACCCTCTCAGGCGTGGTACTTGTGAAGGCTACGCCAACGGCCAACGATCTTGTGGGGTCGTTCGCAGTTGCCGTCTTCGACACTGACGATGACACGAACTGTGATCTCACTACGCAAACGGCAGGAACCGTAGCTGCTGTCGCCCAGTCTGGGGCACCTACATTGAGTGTTCCTGGGCCGATTTCAATTATGGTAGCGATGACTGAGGGTGGTGGAGTCCGCTACTGGATCAATGGTGTTCCGGCAGGGTTCGTCCAGACCGCACCACGTACAGTAAGTGCAACCTTTGGTGATGGGGCTACGACTGAAGCTGCTGACCATGGAGAAGGCGCAAACATGCACCTGTGGTTTATGGTACAGGATAGGGCTTCTGATGTGACCCATAACACACGGTTGGACTACGTACAGGCGTGGCAAGAACGGAGGGCCGTATAGTGGCTCAGTTCATACGTCCAAGTTCTGATATTACACGAAGTACCCTACCCTTTCGGCAGCAGTCGAGGGATAACAGCGGTAATCTTGAGATCATTATGATGACTACCCCAGGTCAAGCCCCCGTACTTTCTACGGGCGCATCGGCCTTTGGGGTCATTGATGAAGTAGCTCGAAGTAACGCCGACTACTTTGAGTCTGGAGACGCGCAGCATGGAGTTGTTGCGGTGGAAACCAACAACCCAACAGCACCTGTAAGCGACCGTAATCACTTCCTCCGTGTTGCTGTTGGTAAGAACTCCTCAGGAGGAGAGACACTGGCCTGTATCGTTGAAGTACGGCAGGGCTATTCGGCTGAGACCGTAGCTGGACTTGGAACACTCATTACTGCTATTAGCGTACCAACACCTGACAGTATGACTACCTACGTTAGGCGTCTTACCACAACCGAAGCTGCCCTAATTACAGATTACACTGACATTCAACTTCGATTTATCCTAAGCCGCGTGGGGGGTAGTGGCGGTGCCCGTCGCACGCAGGTCTATTGGGCAGAGTTTGAAGTACCAAGCGTCGGGGTGCCAGAAGTCGATACGCTCTTATCTCAGGAAGAACTACGGCTAAGAGCCATCGGACAGCCTATCGACGGAAAGGTAGAATCACACTAACCTTGACGTAAGAGTCAGGGTTTGGTATAATTAACTAGAGGCGGTAACTGAGTCCCAGTTATGCGGCCCGCTCCTAGGTATATAACATAGGACTAGAAAGGAGTAATATATGTCTGATTTTCGCGGACTTGTACGACAAGGAAGCGTAACACGGTCTCCTGATGGGTCATGGCTGGGCTTGCGGGCTCTCCGTGATGGCGCCGCTGTTCTTTGCCCCTGGTATCAGGCTCTCGTTCTTGAGGGCCGTTGTTTCTCTGCTGCTGGCCCCGGTACGTATGACCATGCTGGTCTTACGATTATGACCACGTATGCGGACGCCTCAAAGACTGTCGCAGTAGATATCCCTGATGCTACTGCTGGTATCCCACTGTATATGGAGTTCTGCTTCCTTGCTGTTGGTGGGGCCGTTGCCCACGCCTCTGGTATGGTTAATACCGCACTTAACGGTCTTGGCGGATCAGAAAACGAACTCGCTGAGCTAAACCTGAGGCTCGATAACCCCATATCTTCTGGCGCGACCGCAATGGAGACCGTCTCAGGTGCAACAGATAATGTGGACGGCACCGAACGGGTGCTGTTTCACTTTGCAACTTCACAGCAGATTGATGGCATTGCTATGGACCCGCGAATCACGTGGTATGTAGGGGAGGCTGGAGTCGCCCCCGTAGTGTTGGATGCGGCGTCGATAAACCTTGTTGCAACCGTAGCTGCCGCTGGTGGTGAGACCGGCTTCGGGCTGGTTGCTTGGGCCGAACTTCCAGAGTCGGCCATTACTTAGAATAGAAAGGAGTAACACATGGATATTCGTGTATTTGCACAACAGCAAAACCTATCACGTGGAAATGATGGACAGCTTGTAGCACTAAGGTCTCTTCGTGATGGAGCCGCAATTGTCTGCCCTTGGTATCAAGCGCTTGTCCTAGAAGGGCGCTGCTTTTCGGCAGCGGGTCCTACTATATATGATCACAGCGGTATGACGCTGAAGGTAGCACTTACCACTGATGAGGCAGCTCTTGCAGTGGACATCCCCGATGGCCTGGCCGCGATTCCTCTTTATGCAGAGGCCAGCTTCCTTGCTACAGGTGCGGTCATTGTCAATGCAGCCTTCTTTGTTGGACTTCAGCCATTCGGAACGGCTGATTCAACACCAACAAACGCGCTAAACTTGAGGCTTGATAACCCTATTGCCTCTGGTGCAACAGTGGAGCACACAAGTAACTCTGGCGTGACTGTCATTGACGGTACAGAGCGGGTGCTGTTCCACTTCGCTACAGCACAGGACCTCGACGCAACGGTTATTAACCCCCGTCGCACGTGGACAGTTGCCGACGTAGGGTACGCCCCTGTCGCTATTGACTCATCGTCTCTAGCCTTGATCATGACTGCTGCAACATCAGGTACGGGCTTTGGCCTTGTAGGCTGGGCCGAGTTGCCTGAGTCTGCTATTAACTAGATAGAAAGGAGTAATATGTCTGACGCACGAGTAAAAATACAACAGCAAAACGTGAGCCGTGCATCGGATGGTGATTGGACTAACCTTCGCGCGCTTCGTGATGGTGCTCTAATTGCTGTTCCGTGGTATCAAGCACTGGTGCTTGAAGGCCGTTGTTTCTCAGCGGCTGCACCAGGGGAGTACGACATTACGGGTGTCACTGTGATGGGCACCTATGCGGACGGATCAAAGACGCTTGCCGTGGATATTCCCGATGCTACAGCGGCTTTTCCGCTGCTCATCGAGACCAACTTCAACCTGAACGCTGCTACTGTAAGCCACATGTCCGCTATGGTCACTACGGCTCTCAATGGTACTGGTGGAACAGAAACTGAGGTTTCTGAGTTGAACCTTCGGGTTGACAACCCTGTTAGTTCGGGCGCAACTGCGATGCACACAGTATCGTCCGCAACAGATAATGTGGACGCTACAGAGCGGGTGCTCTTCCACTGGTCGAGCGCACAAGACTTGGACACGATTGACCTCGATCCTTATATCAGGTGGAGCGTGGCTAAGTGTGGGATTGCCCCTATCGTAATTGATGCGGGCTCCATTGTGACAGTTATGTTCAATGCGACTGGCACTGGGTTCTCTCTGATCCACTGGGCAGAGATCGCCGAATCGGCATTTAACTAGACTACTGGGCGGTCTTGCCGCAAGGCTGCCCCGTTACAGAAGGAGGAGGACATGAGTATCGCACCTAGAAAGGTTGCGGAGCATCCGAGCTTTCGCTTCGAGTGCCCAGGCTGTGAGGCCATTCGTGACCAGAAAATACGGAACGAAGAGGCTAGATTTATAAAGTGTGTCTGTGGTACGAAGGCTGAAAAGACAGGCCGCAGTCCACAGAATAAGGACGAACGCATCAACTGGTGGGTCTATCCGGACGGGGAGTACGCCCCTGGTAAGTTTGCTGATAACCCCAATGCAGGGGCAGCCATTGCTGGAATGATGGGTATGGGAGGGCCTCCCCCGAAGCCTAAGAGTCTCATTAGAAGGCTCCTGAGGCTATAGGAATGCCTACGTATAATTATACTTGCAAGGATTGCGGAACCTACGAAATGCGGGCAGGTCTGGACGATGCGATAGTCGTTTGTAAGACCTGTAAGGGCATGGCTAAGCGCGTCTCGGTCTATCGTCAGAACATTATCACATCTCCTGCCATGCCCCCCGCAGAGGACATGGTAGAAGTTCAGGGCGAACTGGACAAGGAGATGCATAAGATCGGCTGGGATGGAGATCGCGCTGTGGACGAACTCCGTCACGCCTTTCGGTACAACGAACAGGGGCAAGGTGAGCTGGACATGAGCAAGATGAGCAAGACTGCCAGCAAGCGTGGGACGGATGTAGACTAATGGGTGCTTTCTTAGGGTCTCCTACCTCAAGTATACCACGAAATCCGCCACTTGTCAAGTCTAACCTTAACGTAAAGGTGAGAGTATGAAGACGCTCATCACAGGCGTAGGCTCCTGTGGTACGACGTTTCTAGCCGGGCTGTTCATGGAGCTAGGGTGTGACTTGGGAGACAGCCTAAATGCCATCGAGCGGCCTCGTGGTATGGAGCATCTTCCGCTAGCACAGTTGCTAACAGATTGGGATATGCAGTATAGTCCGTACCCACTACCTGCATATGGAACGAAACACGGAGATATTCAGGGCGCACATATTGACGAGTTCTTCCGGTTTCGTGATCAGATGCCGGCCCCTTATATAAAGGCCGTTCTAGAGAGCATACCAGAAGTGGTAAAGTCCCCCCTCATGCCCCAGTGGTTACATACCTGGCTACGTGCAGGTGGTATCAGGCCAGAGGTTGTAATCGTCTGCACGCGCCCATTGCGAGACACTGCAATGTCGTTTACCCGTGAAACCAAATGGCTTGATTATTACTCCCTCTATACGTGGCAGGCTATGCGTTCTGGGCTGCTCTGGGACACGATCCAGGAGACACATATCCCACACGTCACAGTGGAGTACCCTCGTATGATCTATGACGCAGAGTACCTCTGGGAGAAGATTGATCCCCTAACTGTTCAGACAGCATCGCTTGATACAGTTTTGGGTGCGTCCCTAATAGAGTTTACGAAGGCCCACACATCAATCGCTAAGCCAGACCTGGTAGGTAACTATGGCAACAGTTAGCGGTCAGGCGATCCGCGAGGAACTCGTCCGCTGGGGGATTATTACTCTCTTAGGGCAAGCGACTGCAACAGGTGCAGTGGCCTATCTGACTGACACTACGCGCCTCCAGTCAAGCGCTTGGGCATCCACAGCTTTTGATGGTGCCTACGTGCGAGCGTCGGCTGCTGGTGGTGTTGCCGATGGTGAGCAAACCCGCGTGGACTACCTTGACACCGTTAATGGGCGTCTTTATGTGACTCCCGACTGGACAAGCGCTCCTACGAACGCTGTTACATACGAAATATACATGCCAGGCGTAGACCCTGACGACGTAGATCGTGCAAGAGATGAGGCACTTACGAGTATTTGTAGCCAGTGGTACTTGCATCCCCTGTCGGAGCTTCCTAATGCGGGTTACGTGGACACCCTAGCAGCCACTAACTGGCAACTAATCAACTCTGCAACGATTGCTAAGCAGACGATGAGTTTCCCACAGGAGTTTGCTAGGGACTCCCTCCTAGTTACAAACTCTGGGGCTAATGGTGCTGCTGAATCGGCGTCAATCTATCCACGACCAGGGGCAGACTTCTATCTCTGGGTGCCGGTATCAGCACGAACAGGAACGGCTCAAGTGATTGTCCGTGACGTGACAGGCGGCGCGAATATTACTCTCGGAGGCACAGCAACCGTGACAGGGCGGGGCTGGACAGCTATTGAGGTTACAGGGAACATCCCAACAGATTGCTATGAGATTACTGTTCGCCTCACGGGACAAGGAGCCAGCGACATTGTTGAATGGGGGCCGATCAATTTCCACTGGCAAAACCAGCAGCGGATTGGACTTCCTGCGAGAGTTATCAGCCGTGAGTGGGTTGGCCCCGTACAGGCTCTGCACAATCCGTCTATTGTAGACGAAACCTGGGGGCAGGATCAAATGACGGAGGTTCAGGGCGTGAGAGCCGAGCAGGTTGCAGACAATGTGCAGCTACGGTTCGACCACCCCCTAGAGAATCGCCCGTACTTCTATACGGAGCGCTCCTACTATGATGCGCTGTCCGCTACGTACCTCACTGCCACTGCACGAGCTACAGGAGACGCGGCTACAACGCTCTGTCCAGACGACTACGTAGTGCCCGCAATGGTTGCACTTCTTGCAGGCCAATACCGAAAGAAGCAGCCGTGGGCACAGGCGTTCTGGGACGATCTACTTGCACAGGCAAGCATCGAACTGGCTGCCAAGGAACGCCTCTATGGCCCTAAGCCAAAAGCACGACTAGAGCGGGCTCGGCTTATTCGGGTTCCGCAATTGAGAGTCTAAATGTCCCTTACAGGCCCAACAACAGATACCTTACGCAAACTGCAAGGAGAGATCGCTCAGCTCCGTGGCGATATATCTCGTAAGGAAGATGATGGCGGAGGGCCAAGTGGTGATCCAGCCCGTGTAACTGTTAAGCTCTTTGAGTCTACTCATCTTGGTTATGGTGATGCACAGAAGGTTCGAGACTTCCGGTATAACCGCATACATGGGAGCATAGACGCTCGTTGGCCAAATCAGATAAGGGCGGGACTCCAAGTACAACCACTCGACGCCAACTGGGACAGAGTGCCTGTGTTCGCCCGTGAGTGGACGACTGTTGATGGTGGTAACCATCCCATGATCTACATCATTGTACAGGATGAGATATGGGGACTACGCTTTGGTACGCTAACACAAAATGGTGTAGCAGATGCCCTTGGTGCTAACGCGACCAGTGCAATGCTGCACGACAATGGATCGGCCATACCCCTTATCTACGTGGGCTTTGGTGGCGCGTCCGAACAAAATATCCGAAGTACTACACGGTTCACTCCCGGCGGAACTAACGCTACGGTTACCGCTGCCGGAGGTACGCTTCGTGCCGACTTGCTCTATAGCCTAAACGGACGTGCGTACCGAACGCTCACACCAAGTAGCGGAGAGGCCAACTGCCAGATCAGCACCCTTCCTATTGGGGCCAATCCAATAACGGCAGCTAACTGGGGGGCCGCACAACTTGTGGGCTTGGCTTCGACAGATATAACTGCAATTACAGCCGTTCGGCATCTTCCTGTAGCAGTTAAGCCAGAGGGCATCTTCATGTACGATGAAGACCTCGACAGGTGGGTAAACCGGACACCTGGTTGGGTTACGTTCATCCACCTAGATACCGGCAAGGGCTCCTTTAGTCTTGGTGAGCAGGCCGTAATCCCTCTTGGTGATGGTGGTGCTGTCATCTTTGACGGCTTCAACATACGAGAGTTTGACCCCGCAGGCTTTGAAGCAGCCCCAAATGTTCATACCACAACAAGTCATATTGATGTCCTCGGCAATATGAAGTACTGGCTTATGGGAGTAACATCCCCAAAGACCAAAGAGACCGCAGCAGCCGCCGCACTTAAAATCTTTCACTTTGACAATAATGGATCAACCTATACAGACAGCTCTAGTAATCTCGCGGGCGGAAATCTCACAACTTCTGTAACATGGACGATAAATGAGACAACTGACTATATCTATGTTGGTTTTGCTCGCCCATTTGTAGCAGTCGCTATAGATTTCAGTACAGTGCAAACAAATGCAAGCACTATCACAGCAGAGGTTAGTGACGGGGCCTCTGGGTGGAACAGCATAGCCGTGCGAGACTTTACGCGACTAGGAGGCGCGTCGTTTGGACAATCGGGTAGGATCGTAATGAGGGCCGATCCGGTAGCGACTCAAAACTGGGCAGCCGATACGGTAAACAGCGTAGATGACCTCTACTGGGTAAGGTTTAGTTGGGGCGCTGGTTTCTCAGGCGGCGTTGTGGCCACCAACTTGCGTATCCAGCCCTGGCATCCATCTGTGGACGATACAAACTTTCCCCTAGATGGTTTAGACAAATCGGGTGTCTTTCCACATGTTATCGCAGGTACAAAAGACCGCCAGACAAATGTATGGCACGATCTGGTGACCTTAGACGAGCCAGACGAGATCGGAGCTATATTATACGGTAACGTAGGGGGAACAAAAATCAATCGTTACCGAAGCCTTATTATAGTCGGACGCTTCCGTGTCTGGCGTGTAGATATTAGCGCAACGGACCATCCAGGTGCAGAAGAAGTGCCGATTATCAATGATAAAGCACTTGTTGAGGCACCGTCCATAGTTCCTGCCTCAAACCATCTCTGTCGCCTCACGCACGTCCGTATAAATGGCCAAGAAGCTGATCCTAACTTATTGGGAAGATTCTACTACACGTGGGACTATGGAAACCCTTGGAGCCACGCAGGAACAGTTCAGAGATTTCCAGCAGATTTTGAGATTAACCAGCCTCAACGTGGTTATCGTCTCCGATGGGCTTGGGGCTGGAGTCAGTCTGCTACTACCCCACGGCTGACTCAACCAGCGCTAACTGAGATCGAGGCCGACTTTGAGGTTCTGCCAGATAAGTTAGACTCTGTACAAGAGAGATCACTAGCAGCCGAACCGAGGTTCTAGGTGAGCTTCTCTACCTATCTAGAACTCACACAGGCCGTACGGGACATCCAACGTAGGCAAAGTTGGAACAGGGAACTCACACTTACTCGTGGAATCCTACGTGTTCTTACTACCAGCGATCTTCCGGCTACAAAATCCGAGCCCACGATTGCCTACGTGACGGCTGGCCCTGAGCTGTATCTTCTCGACAGTAACGGGCAGACACTGATCGCTATGGCAGGTACGGATCATGGTATTCTTGGAGGGCTCTCAGACGATGACCATAGTATCTATGCGCTCTTAGCGGGACGAAGTGGGGGGCAGACTCTCCAGGGGGGCACCGCATCAGGAGAAGACTTCACCCTCAGAGGCAACTCTAATGGTGTAAATGGTAGTATCTTCCTGGGGTCAAGCATAAGGTTTGAACTGGTTGAGACAACGGGCCAACTGAAGCTGCCGTCTGAGGGCAGTACCGCTGGCCTCATCATTGGTGGCGATACGCAACTCTACCGTTATGCCTCCAATACTCTTGCGCTGGCCTCCGGCGACACGTTTGCTATCGACGACAACCGTTTCACTCTCGCCCTTGCAGCCAGTAATCCAACTATTACGTTCGATACCAATGACTCTCTCACATACAACCGTAGCTCGAACTACTATAGTTGGGGTATCGGCTCGACGGAATATATGAGACTTAACGGTACCAAGCTCGACCTACTCAACAGCGCCTACCTAGATGCTAACGACGTGCAACTCCCTCGTATAGGCTCTCCAACGTATACACACCTGGAACACGTGAACAACCTCTTCCACTCAACCGGGTGGTTCAGTGGGGGAGTTATTACTGACGCAGGGTCAGCCACTATAAATGTTTCGGCGGGTACTGGCGCTATGCGGTCTTCCCCCAGTACAGTCGCTCAACTTCTCTTCTTTGACTGGTCATCGGTTAGTGGCCAGGCAATCACTGCGAACAACATTCGTTATGTTGGAGTTGAGTACAATGATGGCTCCCCGCAAGTTGTGATTCGTGAAACCGACAACTTCAATGACCTGACCGCGTTCATCTTGGGTACGGTTGTTAATGAGAGCGGTACCCTGCACATTCAGAACGCGCCGTGGAAGATTGGCGACCATGCAAGTGCCATGATTCAGCGCTCTCGTGGGACATCCCCAATTGCTAGGGACAAGGTTGTAGGTGGGCTCATCTTCTCGGAATCAGGGACGCGCAATGTAGTTGTATCCATTGGGGCTCTATGGCATGGGCTCACCTCATTCACAATAAGTGCTATTGATACCGACCCTGGCGGTGCAGCCGCTACCTTTGACACGTACTCCGCAGGGGGGCAGGAGGCTACAGGTGTGGCAGCCTGGCCAAACGAGCAATACGACAGTTCAGGCACGCTTACAAACATGGGCAGCAGTAAGTGGGCCAACCTTTGGTGGTACTTGGAACTAGATGGTGAATTGGTCATGGTCTACGGGACAGCCCAGTACACAAGCGCCGCCAAGGCGGGGGAAGAAGCATCTCCCAGTACCCTACCCAACAGGCTACAAGTACATGGTGTTCTAGCGGCTCGCTTCATATTTCAGAAGTTGGCGGGAACCGCCTCTGAAATACTAAGTGCATTCGACACCCCCTTCGCCGTTCTTGGCGTCACCGACCATGGCAACCTTGCGGGCCTTGGAGGTGACGACCATACGCAGTACGCCCTTCACTCTATTTTGACAACGACAGGAGACATCTTCATCGCCTCTTCCAATGGTGTAGCCGGGCGCTTAGCTGTGGGGGGTGCCAACCAGATTATAGGCGTGTCGGCTGGGAAGCCTGCATGGACGGACCAGTCTTATATCTCCCACGACTCTATTAGCGATGTGTCCGCCGATGACCATCATAATGAAGCCCATGCCCTACTCAGTACCCCCCACAGCGACACTTTGGCAGCGGGGGTCACTGACGGGTCAATCGTCATTGGTAACGTAACACCTGCTTGGTCAGAGTTGGTTATCTCCGTCCCAGCAGCCAACGTTCGGAACGTGTTAGGGATAGACAATGGAGAGGCTCGGCCTTCCTGGAAGACCGCACTTGATGGGACGAACCCAGCAGTTATTGGATCACTTGCACCCGGAACATCCTTGGTGTTCTCTCATCGGGATCACGTACACTCCGCAGATCATGGCGCAGTGGGGGGCCTCTCAGATGACGACCACAGCATTTATGCTCTTCTAGCAGGCCGAAGTACTGGTCAGACCCTTATAGGCGGCACAGCCTCAGGAGAGGACCTTACGTTGCAGTCTACGGCTAATGCAACGAGGGGGAGTGTCTTCCTTGGATCTAGCTCGAAGTTTGAGCTGGTAGAGACATCAGGGCAGTTGAAACTACCTACGACTGGTAGTGGGGGCGGTACGCTATGGGGCGGAGACGCACAAATCTATCGTAGTGCCGAGAACGTTCTACGAACACCCGATAGCATGATAATTGATGGCACGCTTACTGTTACAGGCACAACTACGCTAGAGGAACTCATATCCACGAAGAGTACCCTAACTATTGATGCAAATGATGAGATTACGGTGCCAACTACTGCTTGGCTCTACGTGACAAGTGCAGGAGCTTCGGATAACCTTGACGGCATAGGCGAAGGCACAGAAGGCCAGATAGTCTTTCTTACTCCCGTTGCTGGTAAGGACATTACGCTTATCCACAATGGTACGGTTACGGCTGGCAAGCCACTCATGATCAATGGTGAGGCTAATGTTACACTAGACGAAGATCACGATATGGCTATTGCAATCTATGATGCTACTGCTACAGTCTGGAACGTAATGGTAGCAGGCGCAGGTGGAGGAGGCGGACATGGCAGTTCGGCCTCCATCAGTGACCATACTGACGTAGCAGCTATCACAGAAGCCCGTGGAATGTTTCTCCGTGTAAACTCTACTCCTGCTTGGGAGGGCCTAGCAGCAGAAACCGCAGGCGCTCTTGTGGGAGGCGACGGCACGGATGTGGTGTCCACAGTACCTAAGCGTACCATCCTGTTGACAGCCGCTGGGGGACAGCCATCGACCACCACTCCATGTGCGGATGCAACCGTTGTAGAAGCAGGAGCAAACGACGTGGACTACTGGGTGTTGGACTTCGACGCATCCGCAGATGAGTACGCCTTTTGGGGGCCGATACCAATGCCCGCAAACTATGATGGTGGCGTAATGACGGCCATCTTCTATTGGACGACGACCGCAAGCGATACGGATGGCGTAGCATGGGCTATCCAAATGATCTCACTGGATGATAGCGACGTAATTGATCGCACATGGAGTACACCAGTTGTAGTTACAGATGATGTCCAGGGTGTTGCTGGTGATGTCCTAGTTACAGCCGCATCGGGGGATATTACCCCTAGTGGCACAGCAAGCGCCCCTGAGATGCTTTTCGTTCGCGTGTTCCGTGACGTGTCGGATGCCAACGATGATATGGCTGAGGATGCAAGACTTCTAGCAGTTAAACTACTTTACACAACGAATGCGATTTCCGACTAATGACAATTCATAAAGCAACCGAGGCCGACATTGCGCTCATCCTTCGCCTGTTGGCGGATACACCCAACCCGCCCAACGAGGAGGAGGAGACTATCCAGGCCATTCTCGACGACCCGATGGAGTTCGTCTACATCGATCCGATGGTGCCGGTGCTCTGCCGAATGGCACCACGACGCGCCGAACAGGACGTACCGATCCCCTGGTGGGTTTGGGTGGGCGCGTTCCGGCCAGGGCGACACCTCCCCATACTTGGTGTAACGGCCCGTGCGGTGAAAGAAGCAATCCCTGTAGCTGGCCCGTGGCCTGTCTATGGTAACTTTCCGGGGGCTGGTGATACCAAGGCCGAGCGCTCGGCAGACTCCAAGCGCCAGGCAGATGAACATGCTAGTTGGCTCGGCGGCGTCACGTCCGTCGTCAGTCCACGCAACCCCTCGATGCAGGAGGCCCGCTCCACTATTGATGCCGTGATCGCAGCGATACCGGAGAGGCCCAGATGACGCTAAACGTCCTCTGTGGTTTTGAGCCCGGCGCTGACGACCCTCGCATCTGGGCGAACAACACGGACTCTGCGTCAACAGCGGGTAAATCGGCCCCCACGACGACGACAAGTAGCCTTAGCCCTTCGGATGCGAGACGCTGGTTCAAGACAGACGATACGGCGGGCGCGAACACAATCTTCTGCCGTACTAATAGCTTCTCGCCGGATACCTATGTCTGGTACGTGCAGCGAGACCTCGTGATCGAGGGGACGATCCCCATTGGCTATGCAGCAGACTATCTCCAGCTTCTCACCGATGAGGCTGGTGGTGTTGGTCTAGCGCTACGGATCATTCGTGGGTCAGGCACCGACAGATATACGATCCAACTAAGGACTGATAGCGCAGGCGGGGGTACGGCCATTGGGAACACAAGCGAGCTGACCACTGAGACAAAATACCATATACGCATCGAGACCAATGGCACAACCTGGAAGCTCTGGGTAGACGGAACGCTGGAGATACAAGGAGCTTGGGTCTATCGTATAGATGACAGGGGGATTACGCTAGTGCGTCCCACCGCATCCTCCAGCGTCGAACACTACTGGGCCGGAGGCTCCCTCAGCATGTCCCTTAGTGGAACCGACCGCCCCGGCTCTGACGATGCGGAGGTGCATGACTTCGAGGTGGATACTGGCGGCAGCGAGTCTGAGGCGGGCTGGGGCGACGACGGAGATTGTACCGCCGGGAGCACAACGGCAGAGATAGGCGACGTAGCGCTGGATGGCTCCGACAAGGTAATTACGTCCACCTTCTGGTGCGATCAGGCGGGACATGAAGACTCCCAGACGGTTGATACCGTGACAAAGACGTTCACTAGCGGCCACACCATCGGAGGTGGATACTGGCGGGGGGTGTGCGCGGCGAACGTCGGGGGGAAGACGGTAGCGTCGCTTGCCCGTATCTATGATGGAACGAGTGCAGAGAGCAGGGGCCTTGCCAACCTCGGATCGACGACCTTCTTCAGCCGTCATATCTATTTCCCCAACGCACCGGCGGGCGGCGCGTGGAGCCAGAGTGAGGCGGACGGGCTCAAGATTGGAATGCTAAACGGGAATGGTGGCAACGAGGCAAACACCGAGTGCGCCGCCATCGTCTTCACCCTAGTCGGCCTAAGCCACGACCCGCCAGTCGTCGCTCGTCCTGTAGCCCATAGTGGTGCTTTGGGTAGCGCCAGTGCTGGGATTTACTAATGCGAACAGAGATGATCCGAGGAGCATTTAGCGCTCTTGCTGCTGCGGTGACTCTAGCAATGAGCGCTGAACATGCTCGCCAAGCCTTACAATATAAACGGCACCTACAATGGGTAGCATCTGCCGTACTTGCGGCCTTTGCTGTGCTAGAGGCAGATCATGTATGGCGCCGAGCGGAGAGTATACTGAGGATTTAAGATGGCAATAGAAGATGTCCTAAGCCTTATTGAAGATGATCTGGCTGAGATCAAGCGCTGGATAGTACAACACAAGGATGAACACACCGCAGATACGCGATTGTTAGCGTCTATCGTGGACTCTCTTACTGTCCACGAAAATAATCATCATGGTTCCCCCAGTCGCTTAGCCCTAGCCCGTAGCGGGGGGATCGTCGCCGCCATTACGAGCGTCCTCATCATCGTCGCTGAGGTCATCCGGTACATCACGCTCGGCTAGGGCTCGTGTTTCTGTGGTCTTTGTTACCTTAGTTTTCTTACTCTGCTTAGCAGCCTGCCGTTCCGCGTTCCTTCGCTGAGCACGATTCAAGCCTGCGATAGATGTCACATGTGCTTGCGTCATGCCTTCTAGGCGCTCCTCAATGTCCTTAATGCGCCACAGAAGCGACTCCAACTGACGGTAGCCATCCTCCACTTGGGATTTCTCAGTCTCCTGTGCGTGGGGGTCTTCCTCGATTTGCTGGACGGCGACCATCACACGGGATGCCTGGTTCTTGAGGCTCTTTAGTTGTTCCTCTAGGTGTTGTGCGTGTTCAGTTGGATCAATACGGGACGCAAGACCCTCCAGGATAGCTTGGCGGTCTTTCTTACTCATCTATATCTCCTTCATCAAACTCTGGGACCGGATAAACGTCGCCATTGATCTCACATTTGTCCTGTTCATAGGGCACAACTACACGCCTGTATAGTTCCAGCTTAGCGGTTTCGAGGACACCAACTATAGCGGCATATGCACCGTAGTTATCCCCATAGTCAGCCAACCAGCCTAGACATAGCCGCGTAATGGCATAGTTCAGCTCACCAAGAGTCTCTGGCTGACGGCCAGCCGCAAGAAGGTCACGGGCGTTCTGGTCAATGTAGGGAGACACCTGCCAGCTCCTTCACAACGTACTCACTTCCCCAGTCCTGAACAAGCATAGCAAATATACTAGTCGTGTAACAGGTAATGCCTAACTCTCTAGCACGATCCCTCTCCGCTAGTGCCCCTTTAGAGTCTCTCCACCCAGGTATCAGCAGGAGCGCCGACGCATGTTCAAGGATTAGCATGTCGAGCTTATACCAATACTCCGGTGGAACATTTGGGGCAATAACCTCCATGTGGGTTGAGTTAAGATGTGGACAGAAGAACGGGATGCCCTCGTTTGCTAACCTCGTTGCCCACATACGGGCCTCGTTGATGTGCTGGTCAATATCGTAGTATGACTGATAGTCGTGTCCACCATTGGATGCACGGTAGGGACCAGCGATATACGTGTATGTTTTATCCATCCGTAGCCCCCTCAATAACTAGGCCGCGATCATCACTACCAATACACTGATCCTCGTAGACCATTAGAGTAAACGCGCACCACGCAACGGATGCAAGATGATGTTGCCCATCGTCCTTATCAAGACTCTCCCCTTTGCGCCACGCTTCATAGTGCCGCATGAGAGCACCCCCTACACGACTCCAATCCATACCTTTGAGATAATTACCGTCGCCGTACCTTGCTGCGCCAATCGTGTAGACATGTGCAAGAGCTTCAAGAGCATAGGGCGGGATAAGATCGTAGCGAAGTTTGGAGGAGTCGTCCTTACGGCCAACCGGCGCCCCTTCACGCATACCTTGCTCTACTAGACAGTCACACGCCGCACATGCAGACTTGCCATCAGGCACCCCACAATGAGGACAATGCGTCCAATCGTTCACATCTGCCCCCTTACAAATTCATACAAGGTAATAGCAATCGTTGCACCAAGGGTTCCCGCGAGCGCATGTCCAATGACTAGGCCCCAATCTACCATTTACTGTTCATCAATCTGTGCTTGCCTCATAATCTGGAACCCACCTAGGCCCGCAATGAGTGCAATAGCGTAGAGCTGTACGTCACCTGGTACACTACCAACAACGGCTGATCCAAGCACAACACCTACAATAGCGGCCATGCCTGCGACAGCTCCAATTAGCTTACGGCTTAGTATACGTTTCATGTTTTTCTTATCTCCTATGCGTCTCGTATAGCGTTCAGACGCCTTGCGCTGATGCCCCAACTACGTGTTCCTATATACCGTAGTTCGTTCAGCTCCTGTACGTCTAGTACCTTCCGCTTGTGTACTAAGTTGGACAGCCAATAGGTTCCATGTGGATTGTCCTTATTAAACAGTAAGACAGCCATGTCATTCTCCTCTTCTATTATTGGTATTATAACGGGTGGATTATGTGGACGATTAAATAACTCACACTCAGCTTCACGGCGCCGAACCAATCCGGGGAGGACATTCCCCCCGCCGTGAACCCAAAGCATTAACTCGTCACACACCCTATGGTACTCGCCATTGTTCAGTTTACGTAGAAGCGTAGATGCCTCAAAGGCACTACATCCGATATTAAAGGCGAAACTAACAAGGGCATCAAAGCGGTTCTGGTTGAGGGTTCGTATGACGAGACGATTAACGCAGTCCTCAAAGCGCAGCACATCAGCACGGAGCACCATCAAGCCGTAGCCTTGGCTAACCGTTCCTGCGTACAACGATTCAGAAGTACGCCCATCACACCGCCCTGTATGAACCAGGTGCCCATACCCAATCGTGCAGTGCCCAGCAGGATCATCATAGAGATGATCAACAAATCCCTCGAAGCTCGCTATGAGCCGTAGCCCGTTGTCACTTAGCTGCATTCATACCCCCTAGAGTATTTTTTGTGCCTAGACAGACGTACCATGCTTGAATGATTGACCCAGCATGCTGTATAGGCTTTGGTGTAAAGTGAGGCTCGTGGTAGTCTTCTTTGCTACAAGACTGAAACTCAAAGGAGTTACGTTCCCACTGCACTGGTGTTCCTCCTAAACTTTAGTATACCAAATATTTGTAGGTTTGTCAAGCCCTAGTAGCTCGCTCCAAACTTGCGCCATCTGACAGCACTTAGGTTTACGAATCCGCGCAACCTGTCAAAGACTCTCTCTAGGACCTCCGTGTCAATCTCACAATGTTCTACGATATAGGTAAGCGCCTCCTTGTTGCCTGCAAGTGCTCTTGTCCAGATGGGACCAATCACACGGGTCTTGTCGGACTCTCCAAAGAGCGTCTCCGCTACTACTGCCAGGCGATTACTGTGGAGCTTTAGCCTGTGTCGTGCAACATAATAGAGGTCAATATGACGGAGGCGGTCTATTGGCCGCTCGTTATGCACAATCAAACGAGTGTTGATAAAGGGGATGTCAAATCCCGTACCATAGTATGTATAAACATAATCAAGAGACTCAAGATAATCTCTTGTCTCAACCACGGCCTGGTGATCGTCAATAGCGCCGTCCACCTGTCCTGCAATAAACGTACGAATAGCCCCATGATGATCCTTAACACAGGCACAGATCATTAGTCCAATACTCGCATCCAGGTTTGAACTTTCAATGTCGAAACTCCCAAAGGTTGACTTCGCTAGAAGCCACTCATTTTTTGCTTGGGCCTGCTCTAGCCTACCAATCTTCCGGTTCTCTTGTAGTCGCCATAGTTCCTCTAGATCAGTAGGCTCAGGGGCAGTCAGCCTCTTCCTTGCACTCTCTGCCTTACGCTTACAGCGGTGTTCAGGGCAAAAGCGTGCATTATGTGACCCTGGTTCAAATTGACAACAGTGGTCGTGCTGACACCAGCGCATTGGTTTTGTACTCATACTGCCTCCTCTCCCCACACGGTCCAACCATCACGTGGACTGCGTGCAAACAATTCAATTCTGGGACTAGGACTTGCCTTCTCGATTGTTGTAAAGGCTAGAGCGGGCTTTTCCGAATGCCGTACGGCAGGCGCGTAAAACACAGTAGAGGAACGGCTTTCAGGCGCTATCGGCAAAACCCCACGTACCGCAAATACCATATGTTCCGTTTGTCCACGAAAGTACCATCCAGTACCTATGTTGTTCTTAACCCAAGTTACTATCGTAATAGGTCTAAAGCCCCACACCTTTGCTAAGATATGTGCCTCCTCCATAAAGGCATTTGTTGTCCATAAATACAGGTGGCTCCCGGTTGGGTCAGCTAGCTCTGAAACAGGCAGGGCCAATAGATCGCCCATGGTCATTACGTTGTAGTAGTCTTGTGCTTGAGGGCGAGGAGAGCGCCCTCTGTGCCGCTTGCCCATTCTATCGTAATCCCAAGGGGGATCGGCCACTATAGTACGAAACATGCCCGGGGGAAGTATCACTAGCGCTTCACCTCATACTTCTGTCGAAGAAGCAGCCGCGTAAAAACGTCAGCCACGGTTTCCATCTGACCCCATACAACATCATACACTTCCTGTGACGCCGCAGTCTTCAGGTAGGCAAGCGTAAACGATAGAGGGATGTGCGTTAGCTCGTGTAATATAGACCGCTCAATATCGTAGTCTGTATGGTTGTCAAGAGCTTTAAGTATTTGTATCTCTGCCCGCTGGTAGGGGAAGAATATAGCTATGACTGCACCCGCCTCATGACCACCTGCGGTCTCACCCTCAATTTCGTCAACAAACTGGAAGTTAATCTCCCACGTCTGTGATAGCCCTAAGAAATCGGCCCACTCAACTAGGTACTTATTCACACGTTCTTTGAGGGTCTTCTTCGTACGTCGTCGTGCCATACACAACCTCCTACCACTTAATTATAGCACACCTGGCAGCGCCTTGCAGATGTCATAGAGCGTCATACGCTGTAGAAAGGCGGCAGCTAGGGCTTTTCTACTGTCGTCGTCCACTACATCTTCTAGTGCCACGTATGCACGTGCGTCAGATTCCAGGTCTTCTATAGTTGGCCCCCCATTCATAATACCTTGCATAATTGTAACACGCGGGAGGATGATCTTCTGGTAGCCAAGACGCGCTAGACGGGCACCTGCAGAGGCCACAGGATCGCCGTTCTGAATTGACCACTGCCAGCCGTGTTCATCAGCTACTATCACTCCTCCTCCCTATCTGCCAGGGCTAGCATCGCATCTGCGAGGCAGACCATACAAAGGCAGAGGGTTGGTATATGATCGGGTACAAGTAAGACACACCAACGTAACTGATTACAACCGATACAGAGTTCTTCTTTGTGGACTTCCACTAGTCATCGCTCCACTTGTAGATCAGGTAATATGCTTCAGATCGTCTAAAATGATACTGGTTCTTCCATCGTGGATCAATCATCCGAGCCGCTGGGCTTACCTGAATGAGTATATCCTCAGGCCAAACACCAAAAAGTTTCTGCCCAGTTTCCATAACCTGATATGTCCACCAGTTAGGGTGTTGGCTAGTAATCAAGTTTTGGCCTTTAAGGATCATCCCCTGTCGTGCGATCCGGCGCATTTGAGCCATTGCAAGGGCCGTATGTCTTTGGAGATCAGGGGCATTATAAGGCACGCACGCATCAGGCCCCCCACGAAAGCCACGCTTCGCGCCTATAATTCCCCGAAGACCCGGGGAAAAGATATAAGCAGGATCAAAAACTGTTACGCTTACACTGTTATCTTGAAGAGGTATCCAGCGGTAATCAGACTGGATACTTACGCCTGGTCGAGCAACTGCGTCTAGACCAATTAAGGTTGGCTGCTGGATGTCTTCCGACGGCCACTTCCAGAACCGCCCATCACCCCATGTCAGATCAGCGACGAGTTGAGCATCAGGAAAGTGGATACGGAAGCAGTCTTCGATGCAGGCACCAGAGTTGCCGTGGCGTACAGATTGTAAGCCTAGGTAGGACATACTAAAACTCCCTATCGAACATAGTAAGCAGGTCTTCCACATCAAAGAAGACATCTGACGCAAACCGATACATCAAGTCATATCGCTTCGGTACTTCGTCAAAGAGCACAAACGCTGGCTTGTTCTGTCCCACCATGTACCCAAATTCTATATGCCCAGATTTCCCTGCGGGAAGAAAGAGAACAGCAACATCCGACTTGTTCAGATTGACTACATCCCAGGAGAAAATGTTGTCTGCTGCATCACCAGCTAGGGCTTCCTTGTAGGAGCGCCCTCGTATGTCCTCATACTGCTGCCAGGAGTCATCAGCCCGTTCGCCTGCACCCCACCAGTCATCGAACACATCAAATCCCAAAAACCGCAGACGGTTGCCAAGGTTAGGCACTTCTGGGTTACGGAGAGACCCAATAATGTGGACTCGTACTCTCATTAAGGTTTCACCAGCAGGCCATGGGCCTCACCTAGCTCATTGGTTGTACTCCACTGTTGTGTTACCTCCTCAATAAACCGCTGCGCCCGCTTAGGGCCTAGGCCGTCTACCTTTCTAGCCATCTGCTTAGCGCTCTCAACATACCCATGACTTGCACTATATACATAGGCTACATTAACGATTGCAGCTACTGACCCGTAAGCCTTTAGCATCGCCTCAGCCGTATCTGGCCCTATCCCGTCAAAGGCCGCTAATGACCATACCGCATTTTCGTAAGCTTTGTCAAGGGTCAGGACTTCTGGTCGTGTCCGTTGCTTCAACCACTTGTGTTCATCTTTGGATAGCGTAGTAACCAGCCGAACGATCTCTCGTGCTGCGTCGTTCTCATTCGGGCAATCTATGAAGTCTACTCCCAGTAGCGTGATGTCTGTCTTGATAGCCTGGAAGGCATCCCAGTTCCAGCCAGAGCGTACCCAGCCGTCACTGTCGGCTTGTGGGTGTCCCGGCGCTTGGTATGTGACTACGCCCCCAGCCTCTGTGTAGCGACCTCTTACCATGATAAAAGCCAGATCGGCGGTCTCGGCTATCCCATGTGCTTGAGCGACTAGACGCTTCGACCTCATAGACCCTAGGAGATCAGACACGCTCTTTAGCTCTATAAGCATCGTTAGTCCATGTGGATAGCACATGTAGTCTCCGTACTTGAGACGGCTAACTACAGGCTGCACACCGTAAGACTTTAGAAGCCCTGGCATATGATCAGGCTCGCGGTCATCTACGAGAACTACAGGGGAGATGGGGGCAGGCTTAGCCTTAGTCACTCCAACGCCCCTTCATTTGGAAACGCACCACCTGTATACAACTTGTAGATCATCTCAAAGCTGACAGCCTTCCCCTCGAACTTCATTCCCTCTAGGCCCGTATTGCGGCCAAACTTTATGAGCTGGCCGATGTGCTTCCGCCCCACGTGGGCCTTACAGTCAGGTGCAGCGCAGGTGGCACACTCCTTAGTCAAGTCCAGGCGTACCTCGACGATGTATGGTACGCGGTTGTTTAGGCGGGCGCGATACTTTCCAGGTACAGGGCCTTGTGCGTCCCACTCCTGAGCCTTCGTATGGGTGATGACCAGAAAGGCGCCTTGATTCTTGATCCAATTAAGGACACCAGAGAGAATCATATTGGCCTTGGTGTACTCTAGTCCGCCCCGGCGCTTGCCCCCTTCGGCATCGCGCTTCTCCTGCTCGGGAGCGACATACACCTCCTGTAAGGCTTCCCACCATGTAGACCCTGAGTCAATAATGAAGGTTCCACCGGCAAGTCCTCCATCAGATAGGTGCCCCCGTGCGATCTCTGCTAGAGCCTCAAGAGATGCCTTAGCCTCTGCGCGTGTCCAGCCGTCAGGCGACTGTGCATGTTGAGCGTAGAGCGTGATGTCCTTACGGCGCTCCTCTGATGCATCATAAAGCAATGGTGTAGCATCGCGGTCTCCAAAGTTCACGTGTACCAGAGGCCGTGGACAGGTTAGGAGCCCGAACCGTGTCTTCCCTGTACCTTCGAGGCCCTCTACAGATATGGAGAACGTAAGTGGCCCACCATTGGTGACTACATCCGTACCAGAGACGGCACCGTACCTGGATCGTACGTCTTCAACTGACATTAGGGCCTCCTAGCGGCTGATCAATCTGGTGTATAGTCGTACCTATATGAACCAGACTGGCTAGTTGGTCAGTAGTCTTATGGCAGATTGGACAATACGCAAACGTCTCGCGCTGTGTGTCACTACAGTCGCTGTTCTCACACCCATTCTGCACAATGTCAACCCTAATCGTCTTCTGGCATAGCTGACATGTCTTGATCAGTCTCGCGTGGGCCATCTACTACCTCCAATTCTACTCCAGTGATCTCCTTATCATCAGCGTCCCATTTCCACATCTCACAACCAGCAGCCTTACCTACCAGGCAGGAGCTGCATTCCCAGTCGTAGGCCGGCACTTGCTCACTACCACTGCCCATCCCATTGAGGGGCGGCAGTTTACTACCCTCCGTAATCGCTGACCTTCGCCGTAGTTCTACTAACCACTCTGATAGCCGATCCTCATCGAACACGATACGAAAGGCGTCTAGTGCAGCAGATGGGGGAAGTGGGCGCAGGCCCTTCTTCTTGCGCCCGTAATCCCCCATAAGCCACTTTACAACGAGCCTTGCATACGGCGCCGTCGTCCACCCTGCCTGCTTGGCAAACGCGAAGTACGTACGTAGCTGATCCATCCACCAGGGAGCGTTTGCAGGCCCCTGACGACGGCTCTTACGTGTCTCCTTTGCTTCATGTACGATACCATTGGCAATGTAATCAGGGGTGAATACCAACCAGCGGTTTCGACATACGGGACAGTGTGCCTGTTCAGGCTCACCAGGAGCCTTATTGGGCATCCGGCCTACTGCCCCGCATGTCCAGCAGTATGTTGAGGCAGGCTGGCGTTCCCCTTCTGATACGAGGTCCTCAAACATCAGCCCACCTGACCAGGTGAGGATCGTATCATCACCGACATCTAGTGTAGCATCGGAGATTTCATCTCCATCAACTGTAGCCTCGATGTCGCCTCGTAAGATAGCCTGCTTGAGCCACGCCTTCCTGAGACAGAAAAACAGGTCAGATGCATGAGTCGCATTGCGCGGCCCAGACGATCCATACTTATCACGGACGCGCTGGTTCGAGTACTCCGTGTACTCGAAATCATATTCGATAGTATAATCGTCAGTCCAGTCCATCCTCAAGCCTCTCAAAATAGAAGGAGTATTCGTCTAGCGGGCAGTACCATGATCCATCAGGGGCCTGCTTAGCACCGCGTGCTGATTGGCATACCCGTACAACGGCGTCAGATGGAAACGCGACGACTACATGCGCCCCTGGTTGATCGAGCGTGACGTACACGGGACCGCCCTCACATAGCGATGGCTCAATCCTTAGCATTAGGCTGCTCCAATCACACCTGTCTCAGTGTTAATGGTTAGCTTACCGTCCGCTGCTAGCTGCTTCACAAGGTCTCCTGTAGCTACTGCGTTGAGAATCACAGGAAGCCGTGCGTTCTGTGGAATGACTCCAATCAAGCCCGCTACGTCGTCGCTCTTCTGTCCAACGAACAATCCGGGAAGTAGCGCCATTGCATCCGCTTCGCTTAGTAGATCAGTTGAGCCGCCAGTGGCTGGAACGTTCGTACCCTCTGTCGGCGTGTCATCATCTTCTTGCTCACGTGCAACAAAGACGAACTTCTCATCCGTAAACTCGAAACCTGGATCAAGCACTGTCCGGGGATAGAGCACGCGGCGAGCCGCGAACCCATTGAATACCTTGATCGGAAAGTACTCAAACGTCAGTTTCTTGCCTACAAGTAGACTTGGTGGCTGTACTTGGCCGAGTACCACCTTGTACGCTGTAAGGATCGACCAATCCTTCAAGTGCCGAGGGCCAAGTGCAATAAGGCCCCCCTTACCGTCGTTAGTGCGGTCGCTCCACCGCTTCATGTCGATAGCCCCATAGAAACCTCGACCGTACACTATGTCATCCGACTGTGATCCATCCAACTCCTGCCGAACGGCGTCCAACCGTCTGACTTGCAGGTTCCACTGCGGGAGTTCCTCCTTCGCAGGATCAGGAGACTTCGTTAGCTTTGCAATACAATACTCCTCTGATGCCATACGAAACTCACTGACAATGATCTCTGCTGGCCATGTTTGGCTCGGCTCTTCATAGTCATCCGGGTCAATGCTGATACCTGCGAATACCTTCTCGTCTTCAGTCACTTGTGTTACCTCCTTAGTCTTACTTCGCGTCTAACTCGTCCACAATTCTCGCAGACACCGATCCGTCTAGAACCCCAGGGAGTATGGGCTCGTGGCCTCGCAATGCTATAACAAGCGGGAGCGTTGCACTAACGATTTCGCCATCTGCTCTCTTGCCTTCCCATCTAACGTACATCTATTTCACCTCCTTTCATCTATATCGTGGGAGCACAACTCAAACTCATCCATGACTACATCTATAGCATGAGCTACTGCCTCCTTTATATCCTTAGCCCGCAATTCCTCTACCCGTTCGATAATAGCAGACGGCGATGTGTTTGGCTTAGAAAACATACCAAAGGTAACCTCATCATAAACCCGACTTACATCCCCCTCTAAAGCGATGAGCGCACCATGTTCTACAGCAAAGTTGTGTTCGGCTGCCTCAGCGCGCTCGTCTTGGTCGGGTCTACTCTGGACTAATGACCTGCGTTCAAGTAGCTCCTGTACCAGTTCTACCACCTGATCTACAAAAGTAGTCATCAGAGTTTGAAGTACAGACAATTCTTCTGCTGTTAGTTGTCTCTTAGCCATCTAATTTCCATCCTTCCTTAACCATCTCAGCGCCTCACTAAAGTACTCTGGCGTATACGTCCGCTTATACAGTGGCCAAAAGTGGCCATCAAGGATAAACGTCACCCCTTGATCATCGGGGGCACGGACAGCTCGCCCATACGCCTGTACTACCGCATTGATCGCCTCATTGTCATAGTTCATCTGCCCAAATGGGACCGTGCCACGCTTATAGTCCTTACGCGCCCGTACAACAGGGTCGGCTAGGTTTCCAAACGGGACCTTTGCCACGATCTGAAAGCCTATTTCATAGGGCACGTCTAATCCCGTAGCAAGTGATGGAGACAAAACAACTAACGGCTGCTTGTCGTGTCGCAACTTGGATATAATAGTATCTTTGGCGTCTTGCTCCCCAGCAGCATGAAGTATATAACGTGCACTCCTCTGCTTAAGCCTACTAAAGAGCTGCTCTGCCAGCCTAAAGCTACCTGTATGAATAATCCCCTTCTTATTTTCTAGCCCATCCTGGTGCGCGAGCCAATTGATTGCTGACGCGAGCGCGTCAAAGTCTGCGGCAGTTGACTTTCGGCTCATCTTCGCAACAGGCCAGTAGAGAACAGGGCGGTTTTCCACAGGAAATATACACGGGACGTTGATAACCACCCAATCCCCATGTGCTAGGTCTAACTTACATGCAAGCGTAGCTGGATCGCCCAGCGTTGCGGACATGATTAGCACCTTCTTAAAGTGGCAGAAAACAACATCTTGTGCTACTGCCCAACCCCAGATAGGCCGAACACAAACCTTCCAGTTATCCCTAATAACAGTCCAGTCCTTAGCTAGTTTGATCTTTGCTAAAGCGCTTAGCCCTGCAACAAATGCAGTTGCACGGTGGAATGCGCTGATCCTTTTACTCGACGGGTGGTGGTCACATTCATCGCAGAGGACAAGACTATGATCGTCACAGACGACTCCCTCCTGCTCACCTCGGAGCCAGGCCATTACGCGATCTTTAATGTCATGTGCCCATGCTATAAAGCGCTCACATAATGACGTTCGAGGCGGTGCGGAGAACATATCTACAAATGTTTTATCTAACTCTATTGTTGCACCATCAATAATTGCCGCCTCCGCCAAGTCACCCTCATCACAAACTAACAAATCCCTCCGAAAGGGGTTGCCCTGTATTTCGTTTAGTACGCCATGCCCCTGTAGGATTCGCACGGCGTAAGAGTAATTAAGTACCGCTTGCGGGTTGGCTGCTGCCGCATAAAGCCCTTGGTAGTAAGAGCACCCATCAGGCCGAATGTACTCACACGCCGCTCCCACTTTGCATGGTGCCTCGTCAGCAGTGACTCCTGTGGCCTTCAATATGTCTAGTTCGCAAGCATGGTTCCGTCTCCCTGTTGCAACACTCGCCCACGTCATTGTATCGAGATACTGGCGCTGGAGTTGAATCGTGTGCGTTAAGTTCACTGAGCGTACGTCCATCAAGCGTTGTACAGCCGTGGCTACTATCGTTTTGCCTGATCCCCAAGGCGCATTGAGGAGCACATACTTATACTCGTCAAAGGCAGTAAGTACGTCGTCTATCATCTGTTGCTGGCCTGACCACCATGTAGGATACTTGTTCGCAGGCAGACCTAGGCTAGCAGGAGTTGAGGGCACTCTCATTGTTCGTATCCACACTTACAACAGTACCTGCTGGCACCTAAGCAGTGATCCTTCAATGTGACCTTCTTAGGGATATGCCAACAGTGCACTGTGTTCCCCCGTGGGCACTTATTCATTCAAACATGTCCCGAAACAAGCCCTGTTTCGCAGCGGACACGGCCATCTTCTCAGAATCAAGAGCGTCAACAGCGATTAACCAGAGACGGTTAAATCGTTCCTCCTCTTTCTCGCTGGCCAGTGTGTATAGCTGATCTTTAAGCGTCTCCAAAGCTAAACGATAGCGGCATCGCTCGAATCCTAATAGGCTTACTTGTAGCGCGTTCATTGTGGCACCCCCATAAGTATCTCGCGTAACGTCTGTGCCCTCCAATCGAGCCTTTCCACAAGGCGGGCAATACGAGCACACTCCTTAGAACAGGTTGAAGCATAATAGCCAGGCCCACCATCTATGTCAGAACAAATACTGCAAGTAATCTCGGCCATTACTGTTGCACCGCTGGTGTCGCGTTCCCCAGCACCATATGCTTACCAAGTGCGATCATCCCAAGAGACTGCACAACTCCTCCAGGTGCAACACGGGCTACCAGAACCTGCCCTTGTTCGGTTATTGCGATGGCTACTAGGGCCACACAACCGGACGTAAGAGCCTTTCCTGTGAAGTCCCGTAATGCTTGGGCAACTGGAGAATCCAACGGGATAGCCCCTGCTAGAGCGCCGCCGCCCTTCGGGGCGTGCAGATTACTAGGTAGTTCAACCATTCTGTGCCTCCTAGATTCAGTTTACCAGCTTTGGCTGGTAATGTCAAGCCCTATGTTGGTCGCCAATTCCACACGGCTTCCTCGCCACTGATCTCTGGCAGATAGCTGCCGTCTTCCTTGTCAGGACGCACCCACTTAGCAAGGAAGTCTACCTTTCCGTGGCGTTCGACCCGCCACACTGCACCCTCGACGGGATCAAGCGCCCCGTGACCCCATGTAGTTAAATAAGGAAGAATCTGAGCAACAGTAACGGGCTCTCCCTCATGGACAAGATATGATGTAATAAATGCACTTGGCTCCACACGTGCCCTCAGTTCACGTAACGTAACTCGATCATGTGCTGTCATCAGATCAAAGACAACAAGTGGCTCGTGTTTTAAGTCATACCTTGTCCCGTGGGCCTGAGCCAGCCACTCACCAACTAAACGCTCGCCGGGGGCCAAGATAGCGGCAAAGCGGCTCTCATTATCACGCACCCAATCGGCAAACATGTGGAGCATCTCGAATGGCGACGTGTCAGCAAGATACCCACGCCTACTAAGGGCAATAATCTTACCATCGTGATTAGCTACAGCAACGCAACTGCCATCCAGCTTCTCCTGCACAATAATAATATCAGCCTTATCACGGGCCTTCTCCGTACAAATCCTAGCCTGGCCCTCGTGAACGGCATGATCGCCCGGCCCTAGACGGCTGGTAGGGAGATGCCCGATACTACCATAGGCCCTATGTCCGAGAGGCTTATTAGGGTGACTCAATATCCTGCCCCTTTCTTAGAGACTCCCCGATCTTTACCTTCCACTGAAGACGCCCATTGCGGTACAGCCTAACCCACTTATTCACCCTGCATGGATTATTGCCAATTATTATAAAGCCCCGCTTCCACATGTCCGGAGGGAACCTAACTTCAGGCAGTAGAGCGCCATCGTACCACTCAACAAGAGTTATACCCCCCGCCATCCTTAGGCTCCATCGTGCAGGTTTAGTCATGTGGCAGCCTTCCCATCACACACCTACCACACTCGCACGTATCCCCGTGCAGGGGCTTTAGATGCTCCCAAAAGGCTAGAGACGTAACACACGCCTTGCAGTCGCACTCCTCGTCATGTGTTGGTCTTGGTACATAAACCCTATGTTCCTCCTCGATGCTCTCGGTACTTTCGGCGGGCCGTCTTGGCGGTCTCTTTAACTTTCTTGGGGAGCGCCTTACCTTTGGCCCCCGCTTCGGCTGCCTGCTCAATGGATAGCCCCTCCTTAGCTACAAACTTCTGCTCCTCTTCATAGAGATAAGGTCGGTCGTTCTGATCGTACTTATATATCTCCTTCGCTGTATCATCCCAGACCTCTACCGCTTCATCGGGTGTGAGTCCCTGTGTGGAACGTGGGTTAGGAGGCGAAGGTACAATTACTGATTTGGTAAAGCCGTCCCCTTTGAAGATTACTCCCTGGTCACGATAGACAGCACGACGCTTTGCAGGTAGCCCGCACCTATGATACTGTGATGAGCCAAGCGAAAGTACCCCCCAAGTACAGGGCAACTCGGCATCGTCGTACCCAGCAATGGCCTCATACACGTGACCGTCGGGACATTCAAAATCGTAACAAGGCATTATCAATAACCGTAACCTGCAAGTCCGTTCCTGGGAAGAATACAAGCTGTGTAATAGGCCAAGTGACATCATCTCCTGGTTGGGGATTATTGTCGTTTATCAAGATCGAACCGTTACGTAGCCAACGCCGTAGTTCGGAGTTAGACGGCTTCCCCACAAGTGGTCCTTCCCGTGTATGTGGACAACAGAACATCACATCCCGCATCCACTTGAGGAAATCCATTGCAGTCATACTACAGAACTCTCCACTCTTCCATACCAGAGCACCAATAGCGTGCCCCTTGTCTAAGTATAAGGTGTTCCCCATGCTGCTGATGCTCAAAACGGCCAACGAACCATATGCCCCACCTACAACAACCGCCCTCAATACGCTCCAGTTCAACCCAGGTCATAGTGTACATAGTGACTATTGCCAACTGAGCAACTCCTTCCCTACACGTAACCAGGCCGCTAGGCTAAGCAGTGTGAGGTCAATCAGGATTAGGTACAGCATGCGTCTGCCTCATCCTGATTGACAAACAGTCTGGAGCACTCCGCACATAGATACTTGCTAGGGATACTGGCGCAACAGCTGCGGGCCATTACTTCAGTCAAGCGTAGTGTCCAGCAGTAGTAGCACTTGAAACGCTCTATCGCACTAGCCATGTGTCTCCTCCCAAGTCCGCCCTACGAGTGGCTTCACCACCAGTGGAACCCCCTCTAGCGGCTGTCCTAGTTCCATACATTCTACCATCTTCGGGACGTAGCTGTCAACCTCTGATTCTAGGACTTCTGATAGGAGTTCATCATGCACCTGGAGCAGTAGCGTACCGCCTTCGAGCCTCGTGACCCCATTACAGGCCATACGTGCGAGGTCGGCGGCTGAACCCTGTACGATATGGTTCAACGTTGCACGCTCGGCTGCCTCTCGGAGGCTCTTCACGGGTGATACGAGATCAGGTAGCACACGCGGGCGTCCGAAGGCTGTATATGAGGTATTCCCTTGCTCTCTCGCATGTTCAATCATATACGACCCCCACTCAAGGAAGTAGTGTGGATACGTTGCACGTATATCTTGTATCCCTCGCATGATCTCCTTCAACGTAGGAGGCACACCAAGAGACGGGTCAGCAAGGATGAGCTTCTCTAGCACCTCAACAACTTCATAACCCTTTGACCAGTAGAGCGCACCAAACATATAGTTTTTGGCACGAGTACGGAGAGCCTTATGATCTTGCTGATCTTCGTACGGAATCCCAAAGAGCTTATACACATTCTGTGCATGGATGTCACCAGCAGGCGTCTCAGGATCAGAGTTGACGATGGACATCAAGCCCTCGTCTCTTGATACAAATGCTGCCACGCGTATCTCCAAGGCATGGTAGTCTGCCGCAACAAGCACCCTCCCATCACTAGCTACAAAGTGCTTACGCCATGCAAGAGCCAGCTGTTGGAGGTTCGGATTACGAGATGACAGCCTCCCACTATGGGTATGAGCCAACGTGAAGCTCGTATGTATACGGCCCTGCTCATCTGCCTCAGCCAACCAGTCCTCAAGGAACTGCCGGTATCTCTCTAGCGTACGCCAACGTAGGATTATAGGAATGGCCGCATGTTTATGTTGCATACGGAGGAGCGCTAAGGAGGAGACAGACGGCTGCTGTGTCTTCTGAGATATAGCCTGGATAGGTATCTTCAGGTGTCCATGTAACCACTGGACTAGTTGGTGTGAGGGGCCGGGGTTAATAGGATTCTCATAGAAGAACTCCCCCTTGCCATCACAGTCCGTACAGGTAAGTTTCTTGTTCTTCCCATTACGACAGCCCCCACATACCTTACGAGTAGATGAAAGATTGAAGCCTGATGCCCCGACGAGTAGCGTGATTGCCGTTTTAAGGCGTGTTAGCTCTGTCTTAGTATCCGTTAGAGCATCACTCGTACTGTTTCTATCCAGTACGATACCCGCCAGTTCCATATCCACAATAGTATTCACCATCGGGAGGTCAGTCTGCTCGTACAGCGCAAGAGCCTTAGGGTTGAGTCTCGGTCGTAGGTCTGCTTCAGCCTTCAGTGCCCAAAACGCATCGCCGCTACAATACTCAGCAACGGTTTCTGTTGGGACATCACGTAGCGACTTATTACTGCCCATTACGTCGTCATACTCAATCATACGTACCCCGTATGTACGAAGAACGTAAGGCTTGAGTGCCGCACGGTGCTCACCTACAAGGTAGGCTGCTAGCATACCATCACCGTGGAGTGGACCAGGGGTAATGCCATGTTGTCGAAGTACAACATCATCATATTTGGCATTCCAGGCCACATGCGGTATCCTAAATAGCTTCGTGCGCAATAACTCCAACCATCGGTTCCCCCCATACCAGTCCTTAGCATCACCATAGAAGCACTCATCACTAAATGCAAGCCCGACGCCAATTAGTGCGTCTCTTGTCTCATTTGGCGCGGCGCCTGCAATATCTGTCTCCACATCTAGCCCAACAACAGCCTCATGGTCTATCAAATAGGCAACACGTACGTAGTCCTCATCATTGTGTACAAGTGTCCAACGATAAGGCCGTTCTACCTTTACTGTAGTACCAACAGTCTCTAGACCCGTAGGCAGTGGCCCTTGGCACACATGCTCATACTGCTCCGCCAACACAAGAGCTAGCTGCCATCGGTCCCAATGCTGATGCTTGTCAGTCTTTGGGGGGTTCCGCATGAGCGCCACTGCGCCCCCCTGTGACATACCCAGTCCCGCCAACCACCACTGTAACCACGAGTCGATACGCTTACGCGGATCATCCTCCACAGATGTGTCCTCCGCATTAACAATCGGAATATCTGACGAAAGGCGACGCCAGTACAAGTAAGTAGACGGCATACATGTAATAGAGTCGCCCCGCCTTAGTGCATACAGTGCATTGCCTCGTTCGTTTCTTGGGAGCAGCGTGCCCGATAGGCCAAGCAACCGTACACGTAGAACAGCAAGCGTGTCTGTTGGGCCTAGAGATTGAAGGTCTATATACTGGGTCACGCGCCTGCCCTTCTGCCAAGTAGTCTTCCCCCTAGCCAGCCACGAGCCGTCGCGCTAGGACCGCTCATCGTTGCCGCTCGCATTCCTTACATAGGGGTATAGGCGTTTCCTATCCATAGCCAACTATCTCCTACTCCTAATCTATAACAGGTAAACCTGCTAGGTATCTCTCCCAATCCCAACGATACACAAGAGACTTACTGTTATGGATCGCACACGTTTGGCCCCACATCCAGTCCTCAAACCTTAGGCGCTCCTTCTTATCCGCCAGTGACGCAACAAGATCGTCATAATAGTAGCCCTCATACTGGCCGGGTACAACTATTAGTTCAAGCATTTGCTAACTCCTTAGCTCTCAGTAACGACTTACGGATACTCTCATCAATACTATTCCAATCACCCCCTCTTCTCAATCCATATGAAGGGTGGAAGGCCCCACATACAACCCTACCGTCTGGGAGCACACGTTGCATATCGGCCATCTCACTTGCTTGATAGCCGGGGAACCAACGTGCCCCTGCTGTAGCTCCTAGGGCTAAAATAACTGCGGGCTGCACTATCTGTATCTCACCGTCTAACCATAGCTGTGGGCAGAGGATCACAGTGTTAGGATACGGACGGAGATCATTGGAAGGGGGCCTACATTTCGCTACGTTTGAGAGCCAGAGTTCTGCCCTATCCAGTGGTACCTTTGCCAGGATCATATTAAGCCGTCTACCTGCTGGCCCAACAAGCGGTTGCGGTTCGCGGTGTTCCTCTTCTACTTTTCCTGGCGCTTCTGCTACTAGCATGATACGAGCATGTATGTCTCCGTGTCCTGGTACAACGGCCTTCCGTGTTGCATGGAGAGGACATTGCGTACAGTTAAGGAGATCAGGCGGGGCCAGACAACTCACGCTTCCTCCTAAACTTTCTCTCGTAGTGAAGCACAAACCCCTGACCCATATCTGCTGCAAGACAATAACAGATACGCACAATATCGGGAGATACTCTAGCAGACTTATATATGCGCCCCTCCCTGTGACAGTAGTCGCAGCACTCTCCCTGATCTGAAAACCTAGAGCAATCCGTTGTCATTCTGGCGCTTCCGGGCCCTCTTCGCCCTCACACCAACCACAGTCACACAACTGCTCCGTTAATCGGATTACGGTGTTGTTACTCATCACCGATGACCTCCGCTGCTATATCTTCATCTTGTCTATCCATGTAGCATTTCCAACACAAGTAGATCGTCCCCTGTTCACCGAACTCTCTGTATGGCCCCTCAATACGGGCTAGTTCGTGGATATGCGTAAGCGTATTACAGTCGTCACAACGGGAGTAGGGGTAGGTACTAAGCATGCTCCTGGTCCTCTTCGGTGAGCCAGGCGAGCGACCGCGCAATCTTGGCTAACTCTTCTTCTATGGAGGTTCGCCGCTTCCTTAGCCCCGTCTCTCTTCCCGTAAGCCATGAGCGGCAGATGTCCCGTGCCAGTTGGCCATTGTCGCGGATGCGCTTGAGCATTGCTTTGGCCGTGTCATACTCAGGGGAGTAGAGCCAGAGACCTTCACCCGCCTTGACGATTTCATGCAGCAACTCCTCCGGATCATCGCCATCATGGCCAAGCAGATGCTCACCTTTTTCGATAGGCAGCAAAACGTGGGTGATCTGCGCCTTTACGTCACCAACCTTCAGCACGATACGGCAGCTTGCCTGCACATCGTTGGGATGCGTTATGTAATACCGCCCCTCCATAATGCGGATCGTTAGTTCAGTCATAACGCCGCCCCCTTCTTGGCCTGGGCGATGGCGGCGCGGATACTGTCCACAAGCCTGCAACCTTCCTCAAGTAGGCCCCGGTAGTGGGCGTCATCCTCTGGTATGTGCCAGTAGGCCATGCTCAATATGTGGCCGATGCGGGTGAGATCGTCGCCCACCGTCTCCGGCAGCTCCGCGTTCGCGGGCTGGGGCATGGCGGCGAGGTGGCGGCGCAAGACATCGCCCAGTACGGAGAGAGAACTGTATGCGTTCGGATAACGCAGTAGCGCCTCCATCTCCTCCCGCCACGACGCCAGGGCGCCCTCTGTTGGTACGACACCTACGCCACCACATTCGTTACACTCGATAGTACCTATATTGAGCCCCGACAATAGCCGCCCTTTCAGCACCTTCTTGCCCGTACACACCATACATGCTTGCGATACTAACTTACTTGTCATCAAACTCCTCTGGATTCTTTACATACATAGTCGGATCAAGCGTACCATGCCGATCATCACGCGCATTCCAATACGCGCTCACGACCTCGTGGTCGCCCTCTAGTACCATAATCAAATCAAGCATGTCCGTTCCTGGCCACGAGAAACGTATGCACACGCGAAAGAGGGCCAGCGTGTCACGAATGATAGTAACATCTACTATGTCAAAGTCGTCCGGCATGGAGAGGCTCGGAGGTAGCCGCCGAGCATCACGCAGCCCCTCGTAATGGTTGCTCATGGGGAGCTGCATTCTACCTGGAGGGAGAAACCCTAATGCAGCAACAACGATATGCTCAGGCATGTATATATCTGAGTGGTAACGGATGTAACGGTCGTTGTAGTGCTCGCCCTCAGTCATCTACATGCTCTGGAGCGACAATGAACTCCCGCAGCCCGCGCCAGATTTGCTTCCAAAAGAAAACAAAGCGAAACTCTCCTATGCTGTAGCGCCCCCATGGATGGCGAAGGTCGTACCAATGAGCGTTGTATCCACAAACCGGGCCACCAAAGCCTAATCCGGTTCTGCCAATCCACAGGTTGCGGTGAGCACTCCCGAAATGGACACTAGACAATCTCCCTTGTGTATCACGAATGATCTCCATCAACTGCCCCCTTCATCGTCTAATTTCTTAACAGCACGAACCTCAATATCGTCCCAGAAAGCATCCTCCCACACCACGTCTGGGGATATAAGTGCTGCATCTACTGCCGCGTCCTCGTCAATGGCATCAACGATTACTGTACCCCGTTCTGTGCTCGTCACCTGCACTTCGTACTTATACTTAGGCATCTTGTTCTCCTCTTACCTCCTTCCCAAAACACTCACAAGGCGCATACCGATCCGTAAACTTAGTACAAGGAAGCGTCCGTCTCTCCCCACACGCACGCCCACTCTTGACCCCTACTACACTACACCCCCATACATGGGTATAAGGCTGCGTCTTTGAGTCGCCCCTGAACTCATACACATGGTCGCCTTTATGCGTCGGCTGCTCGCCTGGCCTTGTCGGAGGCAATGGCGGATCAACCGGAGGCGGCGGGCCTGAGACTCCCGCTTGAGTCATAGCTAACTCCAATTCTGTTGGCCAGTCGGACATGGTGTGATTCCTCCTGGCTTCATGGTAGCAGATGTGATTCGGTCTGTCAAGGCCAGTCATACCCCTGCTGGCCCCGCCTACCCCCAACAATGTCTCACTAGGTAGGTCGCCCCTAAATTGCTGCGGAAGGCTAATAACTATGCGCCCTTTACGCCCCCACTAGCGAGCCTCTTGCTCATGACAAGGATAATGTCACTATTACGGAGCGGCTGATCTGTATCTTCCGTGGTCAACTCTCTACTATTCAGACTGACGGACTGGTCCTTAAATGGGTCTTGTCCACCATCGAAGAACTTACCAAGTGCATCACCAACAGTCTCCATAGTACCGTTGATGCCATAGGTCTCCTGCTTCGATGGTGTACCGACAGTTACCGTTCCTCCACTCACTCTCTGCCTCCTGTACTATCTTCTTCGGGAGATTCTTGGTCGTGATCACGACCCTCCGCAGCTTTGATACACACCCCGAAGGGTGGAGTACCTTAGTCTTGAAACTTCTTCGTCACTAACTGGTCAAGCCCCACATGATAGACATACATACTTGGTATCTGTGTTCCTTTGCACCAAGCATTGATGGTAGCAGCAATGCGGGCGGCAAGGTGCATCCCCACATACGCGCTTCCTTCCATACCACATGGTACGTCTTCAACATCATCATCGGAGGGGAGCGCCTCTAGGTACTCATCATACCGCTGGTCTGTAACAACAGCTAGGACGGCCAACTCTCCACGTATGCGGCCATCAAGGAAGAGTGGCAGTTTCGCATGCTTGCTCCACTCAGCATTGGCCCTACGCCCAGACATGGAGTCTACGGCAGAGATAAAGACTTCCTGTCCCATAACAGGCCATGCCCGCCTACGAGGAAACGCCTCAACATGGGGCGTAATGTTGGGTAGGTCAAATGCATCTACCTTAGACATAGTTACATGATGTGGTGAGTATGGCTGATTCCCCGTATTCACCAACTCCACATCCCCTGGGTCAAAGAGGTGGACTCTCCTCACTGCCCGGCTCAACGCATGCGCTGTCCATCCTCCTATCATCCCTGCGCCTGCTATAATCACCTCCATGCCTGCCATCTGAGGATGGATGATCTGGTGTTGCCGGAGGAACCTCGATTCCGAGTGTAGTGCTCGTGTGCCTTCGTCAATCATACTTCATCCTCTCCCGCTCGTGTTCCTAAGAACATACCCGATGCTCGCATCTCTCGTATAAGCTCCTCCTCGTTTTGGCCCTCCGCAATGTCAGCTTGTGCATTAGCCATACATGTGGTACAAGTACACATATCATGATGTGTAACATTCGGTATGCCCCTTCGAGCGGGAGCATACACCGTTGGCTTAACCTGTTTCATCATCTCGTCTACCCTTGTATGTAGCTTCTTAGGTACTTGTTCTAGATCATGTACTACGTCTACTTCGGCAGACAACGGTAGTGGTCTCGTTATCTCTATCCAGCCGTGGTACTCCCCTTTTGTGTTGGTAACAATACCCGCAAACCAGCCTAAGTCTGGTAACTCTTCAGCTAACAGCTCAAGTGTTGTATAGTCCTGTGGTGACGGCATAACGCCCATACTACAGTGCGAATGCCACCATACAGGCCATTGTGCAAGCGTTGTGCCCGCACGGATGAATGCTTCAAGAGTTATACGAAGGTTATCGCCCGTAACAGCCGTATGTGCAGCATCAACTTCCTGTGGCGGAATGAAAATACTGCGGACGACAACCATGTGCCCCTGTATATCTGCTCTCCCAAAGCCAGATACCTCTAGTGCTGGTGCCTTCTGTACGGCTAAGGCCATCATTTGACGAGCTTCTTTTGTGAGTAAGATCATTTAGCGTCTCCTGCGATCTCTGCACGTAGCTTAAGTGCCTCAGCACCATATGTTGTACACGAGGCACAATAGTAGCAGGAAGAATTGTCCCTACCACCCACAGTCCTTGTGTAAACTATGTTTGGGCCGGGGCCACCACATTCTCTACATGGCCCATCATATTCACCAGAGGGCACAACTCCAGTTGCATGTATCTCCCCAGAACGTAACTCACGGTTTATAATAAACCTTGAGTCCTGACAGAGGCACCAAGTTTGACGCTGTTGACAGCCAACACAAGTACGGTCTTCATGACACGAGCACAATAGCGTACGCCCCTGACATCCAATACACTCACGCGGTGCAGCATCAGGGTCTCTAACCTCTGATGGGCGTACCCACGCTTGGCGTAGGCCCATATGAATATAGTCAGCTACTTTCCCTTCAAGAGCGTCCTCTAAGGGGAGTACCACACCCGATCGGTTATCTTGGACTAGCCCATTGTCCCAGGCTGTTTTAACCACACCCTGCCGCACATCATGTAGCCATTGCCACCCACACACCTCCCAGCCTACCCTATATACACCTGACAACTTATAGCCCAGACGCCACCGACGAATGAGATCAAGCGATGCTATCACTTGGTTCGAAGCAACCATAGTGGAGAAAAGTTTAGTTACATTTCCTCGACATATATTAGACCCACGTGTGTGTGGATGTATGCCGGGAGAACGTGCTCCATTTAGGCGAGGCTCCCCATCCCTGTCAAGAACTACGTGTAGATCACTACTCATTGCCCTAGCACCACGGCTATTCCTAAAATATACAGGAATAAACTTGGCATGAATCTTCCTGTTGCGGATGGCTATACCCATTAGCTCCGGCCATCTACCTGGAAGTTCCTGTAGTTCATCAAGCGTTGGCCCCTCAGGGCGTGGAAGATCATAGGCATCTAGGTCTTCTTGTGCCTGCCCGACGCTAGCCTGATAGCTTTCTAGGCACCTCACAAGGCTCCTACGGGCTACCACCCGACCATAATTAAATGTGCGTTTAGTCATTTATGGTTCTCCTTCCTTACCGCACCTGTACTGGTTCACGCGTCACAGGTACAGCAACCTCCCGTTTTATGGGCTCGTAACTAGGCGCTACGATTGGTGCTTCCTCTACTAAGGCTGATAGCTAATTGCTGCGACATGGCCTTGATTTCTAGGCGTATCGCGTCAAGCATGTATATCAGGTCTGGTGTGATCATGTTAGTCCTCCTTCCTCTCCTTGCATGTGGGACGTGTCGCTACAGGGCCTACAGAAGTTACTTCCCTTCGACCTGTCGTTTGTTCCACACCTATCGCCGCCCACGTCCAGCAGGTCCCCGCCACTCATCATAAGCTGCGAGTGAAACTCGCTCCGCTTCCCGGCTGTCAAGCCACCAAGACAGCCTACCAAGCTGCCACTCCACGCGTGTTAGCCATCGGGCAAGGCACCTGCGTATGTTCATGTTAGTCCTCCTCCACGTCTTTGTTGCGAGTCCATCTTCTTCGATGTCGTCAATTTAGTGGCCCCTTGGCAGCCACAGTTGCAGTCCGCTGGCACCTGTCCACTCTCTAGCGTTCCGGTAACATGCCAGGGGTGCGCTATCCACCATTGGGTGTATGCTGTCATCCCGCGCTGCTGCTCAAAGGCATCCATGTGTACCTCCGTACCTATGGGGCATCCCTGCCCCTTACCATTCGCCATCCGTTAGCGCCCCGTACAGCCTGCCTGTACCTTTCGTCCCACAAAGGTTGACGGCCCGTCCATGTTCTGTGCCAGCTCCACGTAGAACCGTACACACTCGGACGCCCCACGTAGGGGCTTGGCGTCGGCTTGGATTGGGAATACTGCTAAACCCAGAAAGATCACTAGTGGAATGAGTAGTCGCCGCATGTTATACCTCCGCTGGGCCTCCCCCAGTGGCGGGGGGATATACTGGGGGAAGCCCGCCTACTACTGACACCTGTAGACAGCCCAAATCTACCAAATACAGGTGCCCGGAACTGTCCTTGAAGCCCGCCCCACCTAGCTAGGGTTTCGGCCCAAAGGCACGGGCGGGCTTCCCATCTAGCTACGAGCCCAGGTTAGCCCTCGTGCGCTTCAGCCAGGCGTGACGGGCGGCGTACTTGTTCGACGCGCCCACTGGCCTATGCGCGAGAAGCTGCTCATCTGTCATGTCGGCAGTCATCTTGGCCGCGCCCACTGTCTTCGTGTGTGAGATGACGACCGTCGGTCCCTTGCCGCTTTCCATCCGGCCTAGCCGCGCGTGGGCATAGCGCCCGTTGGCTGAGTCTACCAGGTGGAACTCCTCATCCGCTGTGGCAGCCGTACGCTTGTCGGCCATGAACTCTCGGGCAGCCCTACCGCCTGCGAGAATCAGCGTCCGAAGCGCGTCTACGCTGTGAGCTGCACACTTGTCGATCAGCCTAGCCTTGCCCTCGCGTGTGATCTGTCCGCGAAGGGATAGCAGTTCTGGGTCGTCGGCCTTGATCGTCGTAACCTTGTGGCCCTTACTCTTCGGCGGTCTGTCAATAGTCTTCGGCGATGCTACAGCCACATCATGCGACGTGACCGTAACCACCCTTGCCTGTTCCTCTAGCACGTCCATGCGCGTAGTGATGCCCTTGAGTACGTCTTGTTGTGCTGTGATGGCCTCAAGGATTGCTGTCTCTGTCTTGCTTTCCATGTTATTCCTCCTACACGTGCGTAAGCACATGGTCTACTGCGAATCATTCAGCCCTACCACCGTCTAGCGGCATTCCCCTAATCACCTAGCCTTTCCGCCGCGTGACTTGGTCGATGGTTTGGCTGCTAGTTAAATACTGTATTGATCACCAAGCTGCGGGGTGCACTGCATGTGCCATAGCCGTAGAAGTGGGCTTGGAGATTGCTGGCGCAGGCTAAGTCTCGCCCTCTACCTACGTGCGCTCTCGCTTCTTGGTGCGTATCGTATGGGCCAAGTAGGAATCCTCTACGCTTGGCGTCAAGGACGGTGACGTAGAATACTCGCCCCTCTGCTTCTGCCTGTTCTGGCGTCCTTCCCATGTGAGACCTCCTATCCGTCTGGTCTGGACCATCTGGATACAGCATAGCTGATCCCCCATGCTTTGTCAAACCTGTTGGCAGCCATCCGCAGCCCGGGAATCCGTTATACCATAGCTGGCAGGTACCCTCATGCGTCAAATCCCATAGTCATGCTACTAAATACTCCCAGATGCTACCCTATCCTTAGTACCCCCTAGCCAAGCACCGACTAAGATAAGCAGCCCCCTATGACCCTAACCCGTACGTCAACGTTAAGGTTCTCCTAGTCTATTCTAATCGCGCCTGCGCGTATAAGGAAGTCCATACTAAGTCTCCAGGTAAGCATACGGTCCATTCATAGATAGGTACATACTAAGAGCTACAATGAGTACACCCTAAGTGCCTAAGTAAGTATATGCTAGATACGGGAGTTAGTGTAGCCTCACTCACATACCCTCCCTTCCATCATCACTATATAGACGGGTATACCTATGTAGCCTAGGTATCATGGCTTCTCCGGATAAACCCCCTAAGCACGACCGACATGTATAGGTAAGCTAGGTATTGACAAAGCCATTTATATATGTTACACTAGAAGGGTGGTCAGGGCGGGCATCGTGCTGTCCTCTCTATACATACATATATACCCTGGAGGACCATCTTTCTACCCCCCTATACCCCCGTGTACGATCACACCCCCCCACCCCCCATATGCACATAGCGAGCATGCGAAGGGGGGCGCACCTGGAGCGCGCACGTAGGAGGATGTATGCCTGCTCAGTCGTAGAAATCTCAGGTTTTGGGGGAGGGGTAAGGGGTAGCACATATGTTCCCCTACTCTATCCTTGACTTTGGGAGGTATCCCGTGTTACTATGGAATGTGAGGAGGAACCATGGAGAATTGTGATCACAAATGGAAGCGGTCACCGATTCTTATAGACACAAATCCGCCCATCTGCCATCGAGAGTGTCAGAAATGTGGTAAGAAGGATCATACTGACTATGCTGGACAGTGGACAGGAAGGGCGTGTTGGTGTCAAGAACCGATCAAAGGGGCCTTGACTTCTGGGGAGTAATATAGTAGACTGTAAGTAGGAGGTATCTATGTGCGTGGAAATCGAACGTGAGGACCAAGACTCGGTACTTGTCACTATAACGGGGCTGGTTGGGGTTATGGTGGACAAGCCACTAGAAGGCTTCTACGAAGATGATAAAATGCAGACTCTTGCAACTGATCGCGTTCAGTTATCATTGGACGATGAGGCCTTTACGGATTTGGTTGTACAAATACGAAAATACGTAAAATCAGAGGCGTAGCATGTGGGGGCGACGGGGAAGTGGCAACGGAGTAATCCGCTGTCAAACGTGTGTTCAACTCACACCGCCTCCACTCCCCTTGACAAACGAGATTGGCTCGTGGTATAATTAGTAGTTTCCTAGGAAAGCGCCCCACTTTTGGAGTGGTAGTGGATGTGTGGTGTGGGGCGCATTGTTCTCCTCAGGTGTGGTCTGGCAGGACAACCCTGAGCTAACAGGCTTAGCCAAGGCGGGGCCTGTTGAAACTGGGGAGGTCTTCTCCCCAATAGTGTGATCCGTGCTACAATAGGTCTGCTAGATGGGCCTAGAACGGACGGGATTGGTATGGTTTCTGGGGATACCTAGAGATCGGGTGGGAACTTTAGGAGGCACACAATTGGCTGAACTAGAAGAAGCATGGGAAACGGTACGTCGTACGCTTTCTCGCCCCATGGCCCTTTGGTATACGGATATGGTTCCTGCGCTGCGCGATCTGCTCGGCGAGTTATTAAACGATGCTATATGTATCGGCTCTTGTGGTAGGGCTAGAGACTCTGACATCCAAGAACTACGTGATCGCATAGACGCCCTTAGTACTGATGACTGACAAACGCTCACCCTGGAACCAGCAGATCATATGTGCTTGTGGTTGTGGTGAGTCCTTTACGGAAGAACCACGTGTTGGCGCTCCTAGGCGATACATAGACGACCGCCATGCGAAGAGAGTCTCTATGCGTACCTACAGGAATCGCGTAAAGGCGGGCGCTCGTATATGGGAGGATCGTCAGTGTCGGCGGTATGTTCCTAAGTCTCTGGAGGACGCAGAGAGGGCCTTTAGGATTCACTGTGAATATGGTAAGGTTGGACTTCTCCACTGTACTAAGGCCCTACCGAAGACTTCCCTCCGGTGTCCTGCTGTGTTCCACGAGGACTATGAATGCCAGCAGAAACTCTGCATAGCCTATGGGACACTCCTTGATGACCTAATGGAATGGAAGCTGCAAGGGAGATACCAGCGACGGTTCACGAACATGGACGGGTTCTGGCTAAGTGATCTGGAGAGGGCAGACGCATTGAACCCATTACCGGAGAAAGCGGCCAATCCGTGGGAGGATCCAGATGTCTACACGGCATCCTGATCCTGACCCTTTAGAGTGGGTTCAACATCCTGACCCCGTCTATGGTCGCTGGGAGCCTAAGACTGAGTCTCATATCCTTGGCTTCCTCCGTTGGCGTGGTGCCTGGAACTGGAAGGACATAACCGAACGTGTAATCGCTGGATTTATAGCGGGTCTGAGTGCAGGGCTGGGTTTCTGGCTAATGGAGAGGGTATTTGGATGACTGAAGATAGTCTACTACGCCAGCTATATGTGGCGCTCTTAGAGGAACACGCGAGCCTTGCCCTTGAGTATGGAGATATGATCCCTATTGGTCAGCAGTATCACGATTCCCCTTGTTCGGTATGTGCGGCGCTAAAGGATGTAGACAAGGAAATAGGATTACAGGAAGAGAGCCCCCCTATTGACACACAGTAGTACCTTATGCTACAATGGAAGGTACGAAGGGAGTACCCTAATGCCAACCGAAGCGCCTGTGAAGGCCCCTCCAAAGGCTCCTGAGAAGTCTCCAGATAAGAAGCCGTCACCAGAGAGATATTACGAACCAAAACGGCTCTGTCCAGATCAGCGGCGTGACGCTGTTACCAGAACAGCCCCTCGTAAGTAACTCGTACTAAGGGAGTACTATAAGGGGGCACAATGGCAGACTTTAACCTTCGTGCTTATCAAAGCGTTCCTGAGGAACTTGCCCAGGATATAACCGATCTTGCTCAAGAAGTCTGCCAATACTTCCACCCTGACCTCTACCCCAATTTTCACTTTGAAGCTGTCTGGACAGATAGGGAAATCTCTGATGATGAAGCGCGTGATCGTATACAGGGCTTCCAGTACGCATTAGACCGTGAGTTGGCCCGCTATACTACTGCTGTTATAGGTAGTCCGGAGTTCCCCGTAGACCCGTGGATGGGCTGGGTAAGGGAGCTATGGGGGTGGAGATTCGATGATGACTGGCGGGATAGGCACCGTGAATGGATTGTGCTATATAAGGAATACGCATCTACACCAAAAGGGTTCAAGGACCTTGAGAGTCGAAGCCTACTCCGCGTAGACCTAGAGGCGCTTCCTTTCTCTCTCCAACGTGCCCTAGTTGCTCGCTGGGAGCGTGCCTGGGCGAAATATGAGGGCCAGTATGATGCAGAGAGGGGCTTTCTCTGATGAGTGATACATTTGTACTTACCCTTACTGGTGATGCTGCGTGGTACATTCGAGGAGTTGTTCGCCCTGGAATGGACATAGACTGGCCAACGGAGGCCCCACAGGCGAAGATAGATGCAGTTATGCGTGGCCTGCGCCAGAAGATCAACACGACGATTCTTCGTCAGATTGACGAAGACCTAACTACAGTAGGTATTGATTGTACAGAGGCCGAAGCATGGCTGATAGATGCCAGCGTTAGCTTTGACGGCCTTGGTGGAGTAGGCACAGATTTGCTCATCCAACTCTTCCGTGGGTTCTGGTATCTTGATATTGGCCAGCACATTGCTGGTACGTCGGAGATTGCAGCCGACCCCCACGCTACGTGGTCTAGTGAGATGCTGAAGGGTATCAAGAAGGATGACGAACTTCCCCTAACGCCAGATAGTCCTGGTCAACCTCCTGGGTGGGTGGAACCACCAGAGGAAGAACCCCCCATCGCCATTTCCTAGACTCTAACCTTGACGTGAGGGTAAGACTTGTGTTATAATAACAGAGGTGAAGCATGCTCATAGGCGCGATGCCTGTGAGTCTGGGGGTTTTGCTCTTGCCTCCTGGGCGGAATCCCCAGCACCCTTTCTTATGAGGTCTAGTGTTGTCTCGTTTAGTCTTACTACAGAGGCGGTTGGATCAGGAGCAGAGGCGGCTGGAGGGGATGATTAGACATTCGGAGAACCGTTGGCCACGTGCATCTTCTAGGGAAAAGCATTCTATGATTTGGCAGGAGATGGTGCAGTTTGGCGTGGTGGAGGATTTTGAGCAGGAAGTGGTTGATGCTCGATAAAGGGGGTGCAGCCCTTAGCCCTAAACGGCGCCGTAAGATTGCTGACCGTACGGAAAGCTGGATCATTAAGCATCTTCCGGAGTTTATTAGTACGCTTGCAGAGCTTGCCAGAGGCGTGTGGGTGGAGAAGACGGACGGTCGGAGCGGGGAGTCGCGTATCTATCAGCAGATACCAGATCGTCAGGCATTGGAGTTCCTTATTGAGCATGGGCTCGGAAAGGTTCCACAACGACAGGAATTGACAGGGGAGGGGGGCGGACCACTGGAGATCGTACCCTGGTTGCCGGGCGTACCCGATAAACCGCAGCTTGTAGATGGAGTTATGGATGCCGAAACACGGACTACCTCATCCGAAGAAGCAGAAGAAGCCAAAGAGTATCAAGAAGTAGATGCCCAGAGCTAGGCTCTCAGCTCAGCAGCACGCTATCCGCCGTGGTGGAGGTGAGAAGAAACGCGTGCTTTACCAAACACATGTTGGCCCCCAATCTAATTTTATGGAGAGTGAAGCAGAAGAAGTACTCTATGGTGGAGCTAAGGGTGGAGGCAAGTCCTACGCGCTTCGTGCTTGGGCCGTACGATACTGTATGACGTACCCTGGTGCGAGGGTGGTTCTCTTCCGTCAGTCCTACCGGCAACTGGAAGAGACTCACATTATCTCTATCCAGCAGGAAGTACCGGCCTCCATCGCACATTACTCATCTAAGTCCCACGACCTGATCTTTAAGAATGGGTCGATTCTCCACCTCCGCTTTTGTGAGAAAGACGAAGACGCCCGGTGTGTGGGAATAGGCACTCCAATACTTACGGCAGACTTGCGTTGGGTCAGAGCGGACAAACTAAGAGCGGGGGATGAAATCCTAGGGTTTGACAGGAATGTGCTAAAGCGTGGGGGCCGACGTAGATTAAGCCGTGCAGTAGTTACATCTAATAGTACTGTTACTATGCCAACACATCGGCTACACTTTGATGATAGACAGCCAATTGATGCTAATCCAGAACACAAATGGCTTGTTGATAGGGGATATGGCCCCCACTGGCTCCGAACTGATGAGATATATAAGCGGATAAAGCAAGGTGAGAAGGTTGCAATTAGGCAGATTGCGCCCCCTACAGACTTGGGGCGGGATTATGAGAGTGGATTCTTAGCTGCTGCATTTGATGCAGACGGGTGTTTGTCAATATCGGGCGGCTCTGCAATGCTAACTTTCTCACAGAAGGATAACTCGTTTCTTAGTGCAGTTAAGAGTATGCTTACTAAGAGGGGTTATAGGATTTCTGTAGTTGATCCTTGTCTTCCTCACCGTAATACATATCAAGTACGCCTGTTTGGTATGGATCAGATTATTCGATTTCTTATAGAGACGCGCCCGCCCAGACTACTTGATAAGTGGGCAAAACTATTAGGAAAATCTCTTCCTGTGCCTCAAAGCCGTGCACAGTCAGTCGTTGTTGTCGCCGTAGATGAGATCGTTGATCGACCTGTGGCACTCCTTTCGTCTAGTAGTGATACCTATGTTGCATCGGGTCTATCGTCTCAGAATACATATGATACAGCCGAGTTCGACGCAATCCTCCTAGATGAGCTAACGCACTTTACGCAGTTCATCTACACGTATCTCACCAGCCGTTGTCGTTCTACTAAGCCCTGGTGGCCGGGACCTCGTATACGTGCGGGGGCAACTCCTCTTGGACGTGGACATGGCTGGGTGAAAGCCCGTTGGTACGATCCTGCTAAACCAGGAGAAGTCTGGCGAAGCCCCGTAGCTGAAGGCGGTATGACTCGTCAATATATCCCTGCTAAGGTTACAGATAACGACACTCTCATGAAGGCTGACCCAAACTATACGGAGCGGCTGAGAGCACTTCCCTATGAAGAATATCGCGCTGCAATGGGAGACTGGGAAGTCTTTATGGGCCAGTTCTTCGTACGCTGGCGTCCGGAGCTTCATGTAGTGAAGCCTTTTGATATTCCTCCTGATTGGGATAGGTTCCTTTGTAATGACTATGGGTATGGTGCTCCCCATGCAACCTTGTGGTTTGCGAGGCCCCCTGGTACTCAGGTAGCATACTTCTACCGTGAGCAGTATGGGGAAGGCGTGAAACTGAGCGAACAGATTTATCGTGCAAAGCAAGTAGTAGCAGACTCCTCTGAGACTCTTCGTGCGGTGGTTCTTGATCCGTCCCTCTTTAGCAAGGTGAACGTAAAGGGAGAACAGATCGAGTCTATGGCCGATGACTGGAAAAGGGGCTTTGCAGGCATAGCGCCTGTGCTCAAGGGGAACAACGAGCGTGTTCCGGGCTGGCGACTCATGCGGGAGATGGTGGACTGGACGGAAGACCCCACTGGAAGAGTTAGTTCGCCGCCTAGGTTCTTTGTTTTTGATACCTGCGTGAACCTTGTGCGGACGCTTCCGCTGCTCATTGTAGACGAGCACAACGTAGAGGACGTAGACTCAGATGGCGAAGACCATGCCCCTGACGCTGCTCGCTATGGGCTGAGACACGCGTTTTCTGGTGCAGGGCGGCGGGGAATCCAGAGAGAGTACGCTATTGGGCCGGGAGGCATCGTTACGCGCTAATATGTTATACTTAGAGTGGAGGGGTGTTTGTAATGCCATATGTAAAGATTGGGCCACACTATACACGACAAGGCTTTTGTCTGAGGAATATTACCTTGTGGCTCCGTAGGGGCTGGCATCAGGCTTTTGGTCACCCTGGGGTACGCAAGTGTGATTATGTTGCACATGAGTTCCACTGCGATAGATGTATGGCTTTTCTGGTGCGTACGCCGCATGGGGACTTCTACGGCTGCTAAACTATGACTCTAAAGAACGCCTCCGATACGGAACTCTGGAAACTCAGAGACGAGATAAAGAAGGACTTTATTACTCGTGATACGCTCTGGGACAACCGGCGGGAAATACGCTACCGTCGAATGGGGCCAGCTCTTGAGTCACTTCCTCTGAACTCTAGGGTACAAGATACGGCCCTTATGGTCTATCAGACCGAGTTGCCTAACCAGGAGGCTCACAAGCGTACCAAGCGCCTTATTGCTAACAAGCCTCAATATGAGGTGATCCTCCTTCGTTCTGGGGGTGGTCTACAGACGTTAGCTCAGGAGCTAGAAAACGGTGTCAAGGCCCTTGGTAAGTGGATGAGCCGTGGGAATCCTACCTTCGACTGGAAGCTCACACAGCACCAGCAGGGAGACGGTCTAGGGATTATCCGTGTAGACTTCCTGCCAGATCACGGGCAGTCTCTAAAGGACTTTAACCTGGACGACATTGTTGCCGCAGATGAGGATGATGCAATTGAGGGGGCCACTGAGCGGAACAAGGCCCGTGCTGCTTTTCGTGCTGCTCGATCTAAGACCGAAAATGATGGGGATGCCTTTAAGGCAGTCACCGATGACGCGCTCCGTGCTGAGTTCCCCCCGTTTAGGTTGATTGCCGTAGACCCGCTGAACTGCTACTGGCATGAGGACGATGATGGTATTGCTATCATGGTCGAAACGGGGGAGAAGGCGCTTAACCCGCTCTTAGAAGCCTTTAGTGATTATGGGCTCCGCTTTGACAAAGACACAGGTAAGATATTTATAGACGAAGAAACAACCGAGGCTGTCGGATCACGTACCTATCCAGCGCAGGATACGGGGTCTTCCCGATTCTTTACCACAAGTAATGTGAGCGCCTCGGTGTCCTACACTGAAGTTCGTACACGAGACAATATCTTTATTATGATCGAGCACCCGAAGCTCCGTAAGGGGTCTAGGCGCCGAGGCGGTCGGGGTGTTGTCTTCTCGTTTCCGAATCCATTTGGCCCATATACTACGGGCTATGCTCTTGTGCCTGGCGATGTGACGACGGACGATGATCCAGCCTATAAGTATCAGCCAGTAATTGAGGGCGTTCTGTCTACGGCACAGGCGCTAAACGTGTTGATGACCGCACGGCTGTCTGCGTCTATTGAGGAAGCTCTCGCGCCTGCGTACGTGAAGGTGTCTTCGGATCAGCCTATGCTGCCTTCGGACGAGGAGAAGACTCCAGAGGTAGGCCAGGAGAACCGTGCTATTCCCACCATTGCAGGTGAGATCAAGCGTGTTGAGACCCCTAACGCGGATATAGACAAGGCTGAAGCGCGGCTACTCTCAGAGACCGAACTCTACCAGATGGCAGAGTCTCAGGTAGGTGAGGCTTCGTCGGATACATCTGGGCACAGGTTAGCGATTCAGGTTGCACAGGCTGACATCCAGATGGTGCCGTACCAGAACGTGCGGGCTGAGGCTCTCGCGGCGATCATGAAGGGCATTATCTACGCTGTGCGGAAGCACGGGATTCCGGTTTATATCCCAACGCTTCCGGATGATGCACGCAAGGGTGATAAGGTTCGTGTCGCCGATCCTGCTAAGATTACGCCTGAGATGGCAGATTTACCCTTTGATATAATTGTAGCTCTTGGCGCTGAGACGCCTATTACAAAGTACGCCAAGTGGCAAGCACTGGCGCAGCGGATGGAACAAGGCACGGCAAGCTACCAGACTGTCGTAGAGCAGTCAGATACGGAAGACCCCGAAGAGGAGATAGCAAGAGTCTTCGAGGGTAAGCTGCTTATTCGTATAATGGAGTCCCTTGAACCTGTCCTTGCTGAACTAGCTATTGCACAGGGCAAGCGGCGCATTCAGGAAATGATTAATCCCGAACCGGCGGGGGTACCGGCCGAAGGCGGGGATCAGCTGCCACTTGATTTGGGAATTGATCCCGCAACGGGCTTAGCAGGCGGAGGTGGTGCGCCAGGACAACCGCAGGATCAGGTGAGGCTGCCGGGAGTTGGGATGCCGGTCGTGCAAGGTACGAGTGATTTTGGCCCACGATCACCTGAGCCAGTAGAGGCGCTGCCAAATGCCATCTAAAGTCGGGAGATTCAACGAGCTAATGACGAGTGCGTGGATCAACGATCGGTTCATCAATGTCCTTGATGGGGTAACTCAGCTTATTGACCGCATGGTTGCGTCTATCTATGCAGACGGCTACGGGCCACTTGAGACTTCTGTGACTAAGCCTGACATTGAGAAACTTAGTACTGAGGAGTTTCAGGAAATGCTGGAATCGCAGCCGACCTTGGGCGGACAGGCTGAGCTTCTTCATGAGGCCGAGAGACTGGGGATTCCAAGGCAGTTGACCCGGACCCCCTAATTGTGTTAAACTATAGATAGTAGGCCGTGAGACGAAAAGTCTCTGGAGGCGCGGCAATTAGGAGTTGCTGTGTCTCATCCACCTACAGGAATTACGCCTGACACCCTTCTGCAAGGAGGGAGCCCGTTTGACTTCCAGGGGGTCTCTGGAGAGCAGCCTAGAGGTCTTGCGGCGGAGTTTCTTGACGCTCTAAGAGGAACTGGGGATGATCCAGCAGACGGTGGTAGCGAGTGTCCCCTAGACTATAGTGCTGCTGGGCTTGTTGGAATCCCTAACCAGGAGTACCCTGGAGGCCCTTGTAACTATCAGTATATACGCGACCCTACATTTGGCCAAGGAGTCCCAGGTGGCGGATCGCCCCAATTTCGCCCTGGTGAACTCGCGCTTCTCCAAGCAGAACTGGCTGAACAGAAGCGGACAAACCTCGCACAAGAGGCTCTTGCGACCCGTCGGATAACTCTCGACCGCGCCCTTAACTCCCTAACAGCCTTTAACACTGCCCAAGATATTGCAGATCAGCGGCGTCTTAGTGCGGTTGATCAGGCCCGCCAACTTGCTGGGTTTCTGACCCCGAAGGGGACTGAGTTCTTTCCTGGAATGGAGCCTACAGGGGCTCTTGCACAAGTGTCACAGACCTTTGGTCTACCATTTGGGGGTGCTCCTGTTGTTGAGCAGGAGTTTGACGTGGGCGCTCTTGCACAGCCTGGCCCAGTGTCACCGCAAGTGTCTCAAATGCTTGCAGGTATAGGAAGAGTATAGTATGTCCCTATCTAATCTCTTCGGCGGTAGCGGTTCGTTTAATATTGCTGGCGGGTTCAACTTAGCACAGTTGGACCTAGACGCGCAGCGTCTCGCCCTTCAGAGTGAGCTTTCACGGCAGGAGTTTGGGCGGAGCCTGCTTCAGCAGCTCTTAGATGTTCAACGTGATCCTTTTAGTATTGTTCCCGCGTTAACAGCTTTTGGAGCTGGAGGGCAGGCAGGTGGTGGGGGCGTGCTCGCTCCTGCGACTGATCTTGCTCGTACTGGCGGGGCGGGGCGTCCAGCACCGGCTGCCTTTGGTGATCTAGCAAGCCAACTTTTACAGAACGCAGGCATGTTTGCTACAGGACCACCGCAGGCCAAGGTGATAGGCGTGTTCCGTCGGAATGGAAGGCCGTGGGCAAGGGTGAGGCTGCCATCAGGACAGGGGAGAGGTAATGAGACTGGAATTATTAGTCTTGATGAGAGTAGGCGTGGTGGGCTCCAGACTGTGCAGGGCCGGTTTGGCCCGTATACGGTATCTGTGTCGCCTGCGCTAGACCAACTGGCGAGACAAGAGGCCCGCCGCTAATGCCCCATACGACATCTCTTGCACGACAACGGAGCAAGAACCCGCAGACACGTACTGCGCTCTTTGACACATCCCCGTTTACTCGGAAGCTGCCTCAGACACCTAGTTTGCAGGCGCCTAGTAGACCAGGTGGCGCACGTACGCTGGCAACTATTCCTCCGCAATTGCCTACTCCCGCTACTCCTATTGCGGCAACGGCAGCTTTTGGCCCTGATGGCCCGTTTCTGATTTCGAGCGACAACCCCTTTACCGTAGGCCGTTTCTTTGGACAGACTGGTGGGACGACAAATATCCCTACGATTAATGCATTGAGCTTGGGGGAGGCTGCTCAGCGTTCGGCTGGTGTTGATCCTGCGCTTCTCCAACTAGAGGACCTACGACGGAACGACCGTTTGGGGTATGCAAGGGCTCTAGAGTATATCCGCCCTGATCCAAGTCGTGCTGTGGGTACTGGCCAAACTGCCGAAGCTGCACGGCTTCTTGCCGGTGCTGTGCAAAACAACCCATTTATTAGCATCGCGGGCCTGGGGCAACTTCAGCGGGGTGTTGCGCCTCTGCTGAATCAGATCGATCCTGCCTTCTTTCGACATACGAGTCCCGTGATTGTGCAGTCGCTCTTAGGGCTGCTCCAGAGCTTTGGGATGCGCCCTGAGGACGTAATCTTCCAGCAACAGGCCGCTAGACCAGAAGGATTTTAATATGGCACATGCTCAGCCAGAGGGAGTACACTACCACTACATCTTTGATGTTATCAAGGTTGGATCACGGTATCAGGTCTTTGACACCCGTGATAATTCGCCTGTTGGGAAATCTCTTCCGACGCGGGCGGACGCTGTTGAGTTCATGCGAGAAGTAGATGCAGAGATGGAACTCATGGGAGTCATGGGCCACGGGAAGGATACTATTGAGAAGTGGCTAGAGGTTGAGCACAAGGCATCCCGTTTCAAGTTCTCCCCCCAGGAGGCCGGAGTTGGCGCAGGTGAGACGGGCGTTGCAAAGGTCTCCTAGTGCCCGTTAAAATCCGTAAGACGGATGAGGGCCGTTATCGCGTCAGTACGCCAGGTGGCACAAAAGCTAAATCTACTACGAAAAAGAAGGCAAAGAGCCAGGCACGTCTTCTGAGGGCGATTGACCACGGGTTTAAGCCTAGACGTTCACGTAAGTAGGAGATACTACTACGCCTTTCCGCTTTATTCCAGATGGGCGCACGGTCTTCCCTAGGCCACGGCGCAGGGCAACACAGTCTATTATTCGCCCTCCAGATGAGCCTACGCCTACGCCTGTACCCCCTCCCCCACCACCACGGCTGACACCAGGGTTTACAAGCCAGCTCGATAGGGCGCTACGTGCTGATGAGGAAGCTGCTCCTTTTGAGGAGACGGCCAACCTTCTTGGCCAGCAATCGGAGCTAGCACGGTTTGGCCATGCACGTGC